CTCGGGGACCAGCTCAGGGGCCAGCTCTGGGACCAGCTCTGGGACCAGCTCAGGGGCCAGCTCTGGGGCCAGCTCAGGGGCCAGCTCGGGGGCCAGCTCGGGGGCCAGCTCGGGGGCCAGCTCGGGGACCAGCTCAGGGGCCAGCTCTGGGACCAGCTCGGGGGCCAGCTCGGGGGCCAGCTCGGGGACCAGCTCTGGGACCAGCTCAGGGGCCAGCTCGGGGACCAGCTCAGGGGCCAGCTCTGGGACCAGCTCAGGGGCCAGCTCAGGGGCCAGCTCAGGGGCCAGCTCGGGGGCCAGCTCAGGGACCAGCTCTGGTCAGAATTGGGGATCGAATGGTGGGGCCAACACGAAGCTTACTGGATTTCGTTCTACACATTTTGTCGCGAGATCGTCGGAGCGAAATACGATGAGGTCGCGGATCGACGACTGAATATGTGGCGAGACATCGCGCAGTCGTGCTGCTGGTGGTGGTGTTACGAAAACTACGTCGTCATCAGCGACAGACCAACTGTCTGCCGAATGACCGAGCAAGAGGGACGGCTGCATTGCTCGGACGGTCCAGCGCTCGCCTTCGCCGACGGGTATTCGCTCTGGCGCTGGCACGGCGTCACTGTGCCCGAGGATGTGATCCTGCATCCTGAACAGATCATCGTTTCCCGCATCGACAGCGAAAGCAACGCCGAGGTTCGTCGGGTGCTGATGGAGCGATACGGAGAAGCTCGATACCTGCAGGACAGCGGAGCGAAACCGATCCATCGCGACAAATACGGTGTGCTCTATCTCAAGGAAATACCCGACGACGAGCCGCTCGTCATGGTGCGGGTGGAGAACAGCACTCCCGAACCGGACGGCAGCACGAAAACCTACTTCCTGCGGGTAAACCCGGAATGCCGGCCGTTGCTCGAAGATGGCACGATGGGAGAGCCACAGAAGCTGACAGCTCGAAACGCGGTGGCATCGGTGCATGGCCTGCGCGGAAAAGAATATGCACCAATGATCGAGACCTAGGAGGAAGACCGACCATGAGCACAAAGAAGAAGATGGACCAATTCCGTCAGGGCGACGTTATGCTGATTGCCTGCAATCGGCCGAGCAATCCCGGCAAGGAGGTCGAGCGCGAGAACGGCCGCATCGTCCTGGCCCACGGCGAGGTCACTGGACACGCCCACGCCATCGCATCCATGGACGCCACGCTGTTCATGGACGAGGCGACCGTCAACCGCTACCTCGACGTGCGAGCTCCGGTTACGCTTGACCACGAAGAGCACGCGCGTATCGACCTGCCTACGGGCTTCTACCGTGTCGTGCGCCAGCGCGAATACCATCCCGCTGGCCTTCGACAAGTGGCAGACTAGATAGCACCATGGGAACAGCAAGCGTCGCGTACGCGAAGTCACGCCAGAAGCAGCACGAGCAACACGATCAGCCCAAGCTGTCCGGCGAGGAACGCAGGGCTCTGAAGAAGCTGCGCAGGGAGGCGAGGGCAGCCGGGGCGACGCTCGCCACCGATGGCGAGGGCGGGCTTCCACCGTCCCTCGTTCTCGGGGTGATGAGACGGGACAAGTTCCACTGCAAGAAGTGCGGCGAGCAGAAGGACCTGTCGCTGCACCACAAAGCCCACTTGGATCACCCTGGATCGAAGTGGCTGAAGAAGAAGTCCAAGATCAAGGGGCCCGACCGCAACGACCCCGAGCTGATTGCCACCATCTGCAAGGACTGTCACGACGACATCCACGAGGAAGACCGAGAACGCGGATGATCCACCATGTTTTCAACGCGTGATTGCGCCGCTTTGTATCGCTCCGAAGTGGGAGCCCATGCCCATGACGGCGAGCGGATCATCATGCCGACCCTCGACCAGCTTGAGAAGTGGTCCGACTATGTGGTGGAGAAGGCGAGGAACCGAGGGCGACGGCCGTGGCTCGGTCGCGAGATCTCCTACGGAGCCAGCAGGCCCCAATGGCCAGCCTCTACGACCAGGTAGTCTCAGCGCACCGGCGTACCCTTGATCGGCTGATCGACCGCGGGAGCGTGGAGAGGCTGAAGTACGTCTACGACAGAGCAACGGCCGATGTTGCGCGCAAGCTCGAGCAGCGGCTTGGGAAAGGATCGGTCGACTTCACCGCCCACCACCTGCAGCTGGTCATGGCGCAGTTGAAGAGCGGTCAGATGTACATCGACGAGCAGCTGCTTGGAGAGCTGGACGCGGCCACCAGGGAAGCGCAGGTGGAATCCCTCCGAGGGCTGGCCCGGGACTACAAGAAGCTGGAGAAACACTTCAGCGGGCAGGCACCTGTCTTGCCGATCGAGGAATCGGCGCGATTCGCCAAGGTGGTCGACAAGGGGAGAAGCTCTCTCTTGCGCCAGCACAAGACCAGCATCAAGCGCTACGGCATGCAGATGATCGGGTCAATGCAGGACGCGATGGCTATCAGCCTCGCATCGGGGGAAACGCTCGATGGGGCGGTCGGTCGGGTGCACGGGGTGATGCAGGACGAATGGTGGAGGGCCGAGAGGGTCGCGAGGACCGAGTCCTGCTACGCAGCAAATGTCACCCACAGCGACGGCATTGCTGAGATTGCGAAGGACGACCATGGTCTCATGCAGCAATGGATCGAGTTCTGCGATCCTGACGGCAAGCCCCTCGACGACCGAGTGGCGGTCGACAGCATCGCAATCCATGGGCAGGTGGTGGAGCCAGGAGGGCTCTTCGTCATGCCGAAGACAGCGCCGTACCCAGACGCGAAGGGGAGAACGGACGTTCCCGACGCGCTTGTGGGGCAATCCTGGTCAGTTCCGCCATGTCGGCCCAACGGTAGAGAGACAGTGCAGGCGTGGAAGAAGGAGTGGGGGCCCGGCTGGAAGTACGTCAATGGACGAAGGGTGTGGATCAAGTAGCAGTTTCGATCTGCAGTCTGTTACCATGGCGAGCTTGGAGGTACCACTATGGCTCAATTTCGTCCGCATCGTCTGGACCCGCAACAGGAATCAATTCGAGCTTGGTTTGTTTGTCGCGATTTCCTAGGAACTGGAGTCTCGCACATCGGTCTCTCAATAAGCGCGGACTACACAGCTAAGTCTCTACAGTCACATGGAATTTGGGCGGAAGCAATGGCTGTAAAGGACGCCGGCTCGCTTGCCGCTCAATTGGATGCCGCAGTAAAGACGGCATTAGCAAACGGGGAAGTGCGGCCATCGCACGTCATCATCTCTGCCCCGTGGCTCGAGGCTGATGACGTGGTCAAGCTGGCGCGCAAGTACCACGAGATGCAGTGGTATGTCATCAGCCATTCGAACGTCGGCTTTCTCCAGGCAGACCCACACGCGATCAAGATCATGCGCGACCTGACGAGCTACCAGATGCAGATGCCGAACCTGTACGTCGGGGGGAACTGCAAGACGTTCGTCGAATGGGCAACCGCCGCGTGGCGCGTGCCCGTGATGTGGGCCCCGAACATGTACAACATGGCCGAGGTCATGGAACAGCACCCGAGAACGTGGACGCCGGGCGCTCCGCTGCGGATAGGCCTGTTCGGTGCCAACCGTCCGCTCAAGAACCACATCACCGCGGCTGCCGCTGTCGTGGAGCTCGCCACGCGCTACGGATCACCCGTCGAGTTGTTGATGTCGTCGGGCCGTAACGAGGGATCATCCCAGCAGGCCATCGACGAAATCACAGCTCGCATTCCCAACTTGAAGGTGACCAAGACAGGGTGGCTCGACTGGCCTAGTTTCCGGGCCCTGATCAGGTCAACGAACCTGATGTTGCAGACCTCATTCACCGAAAGCTTCAACGTGGTGACGGCTGACGCCATCGCCGAGGGCGTGCCCGTGGTTGTCGGCTCCGCCATCGATTGGGCGCCTACACACTGGCAAGCCGACCCGGACGATCCAATGGATGTCGCGGCGGTAGCCGACCGTCTCCTGCGTGACCCGCACGCGATGGCCAACGGGCGGAGGGCTCTTCAGCACTATGTAAGCCAAGCGTGGATCGGCTGGCAGCAGTTGTTCGGATTGGCGTAGTTCGCAGGGCTTCCGGTGCTCTCTATCCCCGATTCTATGGGGTCACTCAACAGCATCTCCTGTCCACTTCTTCAGTCGCCACGGCCTTCTTCGAATTAGCTGTTGCACGCTCCAGAAATAGTGTCCACCATTACGTCAGCAGTGCTGACAATTAGATCCAGCCATCGGCCCCAGCCGGCCAGGACTAAAGGCAGCCCTGCTCCGGAGGACCAATGCTCAAGATCGCTCTGACCCTGTTCGTAATGGGCTCGCTCGCTTGGTGTGGGAATGCTGAGGCCAAGGGCAAGGCCGGCGTTAGCGGAGAATGCGTCGAGGTGCCGATTCCGTCCGACCGGCTCACCGGGTGGAGGGATGCTCGGTGAGCAAGGGCACGCGTATAGCCACGGTCATCGACCTGGCAGAGCTGGTGTTTCGCTGGAGGCGCCCCAACATCCCATGCTGAAGGCCTGCAGCACCTGCGGCTGGGTGATGAGAACACCATCTGGTCGCAGGGTTTGCACCTGTTTCGATTCACAGGAATTGGTCGTGCACGCCTCGGGTTTGTGCCGACGCTGGTTTCACGTGTGGTTGTTGCGTGCGCTGTACGCGAGCACACATGACCATGCAAGAAAAACGACACCGTCACTGCTAGACACCTGTCCAGGTCTAGCGAACGTAACTATGGATAACTGTTGCTAGACACAGTGAAGCGATGTCGCTAACGTATTGTAATGACTGAAGAAAAAGCTTGACCTGCCACGCAAGGCGTGGACTCTATTGATCTAGAGACCATGAGCAGCGTCGACCCTGGCAAGCTGAAGTCACTCGTCAAAAACTCTCAAACCGAGCTTCCCGATACGGAAGATGAAGAGGAAAGCGAGGATACAGACGAGGGAGACGAAGGCGCTGGGGATGATGAGACCGAAGACGAAGCCGATGGCGACGATGGTGACGAGGAGGAAGTAACGGTCGATTCATTGGCCGAGTCCTTCGCCCCTGCCGTAGCCTCCATCAACGAGATCATCGACGAGTTTCGGGGTGGCGGCGATGCCCAGCCGAAGGCCGGCGTCGAGCAGCTGGAAGAGGACGTAGACGCCGAGACGGTGCACGAGTTTTGTGCATGGACCGTCGACGCCGGTAAGAAGGACTTCCGGAAGCTCGGCGAGGCGCTCGACCTGGAAGACGTCGACGGGTTCGTCGGCTGGTGCCGTGCCGTTCGCAAGATGGAGGAAGATGGAGAGGGCGAGGGTGGCGGTGAGGATGGGAAAGAGGAGCAGGACGACGAGGGCGCCGGAGATGATGAGGCCATGGGCGAGGAAGAGACCGAAGACGAAGGCGACGAGGACTAACTCATGCCGGGCAACCTCAAGAACAGAATGCGGATGCCGTCCGGCAACGGTCTGGTCAATCGCGACTTGAGCCGCGTGGAAGGCGAGCGAGCGGCCGATCCTCAGTTCTACGAGCCCGACGTCAGCCACGTCGACACGGATACGGACGACGGCCTCAAGGTGTCGGGAGGAAAGATTTCGGCGAGGCCGCGGAGCAAGTCGAGTGACCTGCCCGGCTATCCCGTCAACCGCAGCGCATTCGTGCGCACCAATCCAAGGGGGACTCGATGAGCACAGAAGCTCTATCACCCGGGCGCCGCCGGGCCCTGCAGTTGTCCGGTGCGAAGATTCGATCGCCACAACAGCACATGGCTCCTGATGGGAAACCTGTCGGAGCAGGCGCTGACGTGCTCGGTGGAGCGAAGCCGAGTGAACCTTTGCTCAACACTGCGAGCGTTTCGCCGCCCGCAGCCGGGCGCCGCCCGCTGCCGCTCAAGCGCCAGGCCGGTAAGTGAGCGGCTGAAGGAGAATTTTCATGGCCGAGATCAAAGACACCAAGAAAGAGTACGACGCTTCCCACGGGACGCCCAAGGGATGGGATCCGAAGGAGATCGACACCGCATCGACCGCGATGCCAAAGCGGCAGGGCCCGTTGCCGTTCAAGAAGACGGGCGGCACCGTCTAACCCTTTTCACCGCCACAGGCAGAAAGACGATTTTTTGATGACGACAACAACGGTTGTTCAAACGGTTCGCGACAAGCTGAACAGCAACATTCTCGGCAAGGAGACCGACGTACACAGCCGAGCCCCGCTCGGTGACATCCTGTCGATCCTCCTCGACACGACCAACCCGACCACGGTCGTTGCGGCCACCACAGTGGGCGCTGCGGTGACTCCGACGTCGAGTGCACCGTCGGCGCAGACCGGCGCGACGGTGAGTACGACCAGCGCGGCGACGCAGACCGGGAGCTACGTCCAGGCCGACGTCCAGACGATCGCGACTTTGGCGAACGCGCTGAAGACCGACTACAACAAGACGATCACCGACGTGGGCGCGATCCTCACCACGCTGGGCGCCGCGGTTACTGACGTGGGAACGCTGGCCACGCGGCTGAACCAAGCTCGCGTCGACATCCTTGCCTTGCGTGCCGAGCTGGCCGCGGTCGTTGGGAACGGCGTGATCGGTGGAGCGACCGAGACCGGGCTGACCCCGACGTCCAACGTGGTCACCCTGTCGGCCGCGCCGACCGAGCATGGCCTCATCACCGTGCACGTCACCGCTGGTACGACGACGGGCGTGTTCAAGCTCGTTCGAGATCCCGACCACACCCTCGCCACCGGTGAGGTGTACTGGAACGGAAAGACGAAGCTCACGTTCGCCGCGATCGATGCCGTCAGCGCGGTGGATGTCATCTACGCGAAGGGCGACCTCTCGCAGAAGGTCTCCTGCCTGTTGCCGTCCGTACCGACGTAACCGTCGGCCACCAAATGTTCATCACCCGCGGGACATACGCCAACCTCGGATTCACCGGGGGCGCCTCTGTCCCGCGCCACGTGACTCGTAGACTCGCGCAAGCCCGCTTGTCGAAGTCGTCACTCGTGACGACGGCGACGATACAGCCGGTAGACCGCGACAGAGACGAGTAGCTCACGAGGAGCGAGTCATGCCAGACCCCATCATCCCACAGCCCGCAGAAAACCAACTCCCAGTCCCACAGCCACAGCCAATCACTCCGCCAGATCCGAACGCGCAACCGGCGCAGTCCCAGACCGTGCGATCCGAAGGCAGCCTCGTGCATCTGCCGAGCCGGGCGCTCAAAGAGCGCTTGGACAAAGCAGAGAAGCGAGGACGCAGTGCCATGTTGGCCGAGCTTGATACACAAGCCCAAGCACTTGGGTACGCGAATCACGCGGCCATGATGCAGCACCTGCAAGCCAGGAAGCCAACCGGCGCGGGACCGAAGCCGGCGCAAGCCCAGCCCCAACCAGGACAGACACCCAATTCCGAACCGACGCCACCCAGGGATCGCAACAACCGCCAGGCCATGCGGGAGTACGAGCGAGACCACCGTAGGTGGCAAGAAACGCAAAAGGCGAAAGAGCGGGCCGAGCAAGCGGCAGCCGATGCGCGCAAAAAGCAGCGACGAGCCGAGCGACAAGTGCAAGCCATGCAGGCTCGCATGGAGCTCGAGCGGATCGCGTCCCACGTTGGGATCAAGGACACCGACTACGCAATCACCTTGTTCGAGCGAGCCCACGCCAATTTGAGCGAGGACGATCTCGGGAAGGTCGACGAGGCAAAATTCTTCGAAGGGCTTCGTCAAGGACATGCGTACCTGTTCGGTGAAGTCGTGGTACCCGCTACGACTGGCACGACAGGAACGGTACCAGGGTCGAGTGGAGCGAGACCGCCACAGCCTTCGGCCACGTCGGTCAAGGCAGGCGATCAGGGCAAGGTCGATACCATGAAGATGTCCAAGGAGGAGTACCAACGGTACAAGGCCAAGTTGGGCATCCGCGGGGCAGCGGCCGGAACCCGAATGTCGTAGTGAGGGGGCACGGGGGTCGAGAACCACAACAGCAGCAGAAGTAAAGGAAGGAAACCATGGATTGGTCAGTCATTTCTCAAGACCCGCAAATTCGAGCCCTCGTGCAAGAGAACGCGCTCATCCGCGAGTTCAGGGATGCGCTCTTCCCCCGGATCTTGTTCCGCGGTGAAGCACAGGCGATTCACCAGCCCGGCGAAGCCGGCGACTCGTTTGTCTTCACCGGAAACGGCCTCATGACCCCGACCTCGGGCCCCATGAAGCCAGGCGAAGATCCCGAGCCGCAGGATTTCCAGAAGGAACAGTGGACGATGCAGTTCCACCAGTACGGCGATCGGGCGCCCGACACGCACATGCCGACCAGCATCCTCGCCATCGCAAGCTTGCTGGTGAACAACGTTCGCACGCTCGGTCTGCACGCGGCGCAGTCGCTGAACCGCGCCGTCCGCAACCGCCTGTACAACGCCGGCCTGTCCGGCAACACTGTGGGCACCGGCAACGCTGGCACGCATACACTGCCCGTCGCTCGCCTGAACGGATTCACCACCGCGCGACGGCCCGACCTCGCCAACGGCGAGCCGGTGAAGTACGCCGCGGTGTCGTCGAACAACCCGCTGATCGTGCACTACAAGCACAGCGGGACGGTCTACGACGCCACCGTGACCTCGTTCACGCCGGATAATTCCGGAGACGAGTGCGGGCCCGGCACGCTGACCGTGTCCGAGACGGTCACCGGCCAGTTCGTGTCACGCGATCCGATCTGGACCGATGACCACAGCGCCGTGCTGCGTCCTACGTCGCTGCTGTCGATCGACACCATGGCGGCATCGACCACCTACGCGTTCACGTTCGACCTGTTCCGCCAGGCCATCGCGCAGCTGAGCGACAACAACGTGCCGAAGTGCCCGGATGGCTTCTACCATTCGCACTTCAGCAACTACAGCAAGAACCAGCTGTACTCGAGCGACGAGGCCCAGCGGCTCCAGACGAGCTTGCCGGATTACTACTGGTACAAGGAGTTCACGATCGGCGACGTGCTCGGCACGCTGGTGTTCGAGGACACCGAGACGCCGAGGAAGGACACCTTGATCGGTGGCCAGACGAACACCTACACCGGGAATCTGCGTCGGGGCGACCTGTTCGGCGGCGAGTCCTACAACGCCACCAGCGTCGAGATCCAGCGGCCCATCTTCTTGGGGGCCGAGGCCGTGTACGAATACTACAACGACCTCAGCGGGATGATCACCGAGGCCGGCGTTGTCGGAGCCATCGGAGACTTCTCGAACCTCACGAACAGCGGCGTCGACGTCAACGTGGAACGCGTGCAGTGCTACATCCGCGCGCCGGTGAACGTGATGGGCGACATCGTGACGGCCGTCTGGAAGATGATCGCAGACTGGCCGTGCAGGACCGACGGAGCCGTTGGCGGGAAGGCCCGCTACAAGAGAGTCGTCGTTGTTGAGCATGCATAGCCGGCATTTCGGAGCTAGTTTCACGTGAAACTCACGCAGAGCAGCCACATCACGAACCGGGCGACGAGCCCGGAGGGCTGCTCTGCGTTTGGTTTGCCCTTCGGGGCAATTAAGTGGCCTGGACCGTTCTACGGTCGTATGTCTCAGCGGTCGTGTCGCTGGACTCGGGCCCACCGGCGTGGTGGCTGCGTTTCGGCGCTGGCCTATACGAACATGCCGGGTAGCCACACTTACCGCCTGATGGTAGCGGCTCTGCGTGCAACTGGTATGGTCTCCGGTTTTGCGCATCCGCTTTTGGATGGCGGACTTGGACGAGCTTCGGCTTTGTCCGTGTTGTTGTGTGGCATTCGGGGAACGCAAACCCTAGCCTTTTTTGGCTATGGAACCGCGTGCCCCTTTGGTGGCCCCGATGCTAGTCGTCGGTCGGTGGCTTTTGCCATGACGTCGCACTCTCGCCAGGAAAGTCCCCTCGCCCAGGGTTACAGGGCGTTACTTCCGTCGCTGGAGTGCGACGTCCCACCGCTTTTCTCTTGAAAGGAAACCATGTCAGCCTTCAGCGATCGTCCGAAGAAGCAGAAGCAGCCCGCGCCGGCCGATGCGGCAGTGCTGCCTACAGTAGAGCAGGTATCTCCGGCCGAGACGGTGACCGAGCAGGCCACGCCCGCTGCTGACAACGTGCAGGCTTCGGTGGTTTCCGAGGAACAGTTTCTTGCGGAACAGGCTGCGGCGGCAGCGCCGCCCCCCCCTCCCTTTTGCCCACCGCCGCAGCCTGAACCGCCGGTCAAGTCACCACGTGCGGTCAAGGTGATGGTGCGCGAGACAGGGAGAGTGATGATCGGTAGCAGCCGTTGCAAGATCGTGGCTGGCACCGTGCTCGACTCCAATCTGTACGACGACAACACCTGGCGAGCGATTCTGGCCCATCTCCACACCGATCCAGTGGAGGACGAAGAGAAGTAAGGCGATGCCGCTGAGCGAGGATGAAAAGGTTCGCGTGCGATACCATCTGGGCTACCCGATGTTGTCGGCGAATCCGTCGCTGTCGTTGGGCGTCCCCATCGACACGCCGCTGATGACGTTGCTGCAGCGGGCGTTCGACATCATCCTGCCGCAGGCCGAGCCGATGATTCGACGGCTGATCGTCATCTGCGACCAGAAGGATCTTGAAGTGAGCGAGGCCAGCGACCGGCTGTCGGTGGCAAAGGCAGAGGGCGTGGAGATGCGAGTAGACGAGACGGACGCCAGGGAGCGCGAGTACATGCGCTGGGTGGCGCGGCTATCCGATGCACTGCACGCTCCAATCTATCCGTTTTCCGAGCGTTTTCAGGCGATGCCGTCGAAGCGCGGCCACACCGGCATGATTCCAGTGAGGGTGTCATGAGCATTCCGTCGGTCATCAATCACACGGGCGTCCTGGTGGCAAGGTCGAGCGCTGGCATGCCGTTTGGCGGAGAGCCATTCGACACGACCATTGCCGCGACGTACGCCGCGCACAAGAGCAGCGAGCTCGACGTCTCGGGCGCCACGGATGAAGCTCCGCTGGTCATTCCGCTCGAGAACGTGGCCAAGGTGCGAGTGCTAGCCCTGCGCGTGATTGGCAACACGGTCAAGCTGCTCCTCACGAGCGTCTCTGGGACCGATCAGGCCATCCCGGCGAGCAGCGGGGGGCTCATCCTGATCCATGCCCCGGGGCTCGACGACCCGTTTACCGCGATCAAGGTGGTAGGCAGCGGCGCCACCGTGAGCTACCTCATTGCGGGGGATCTCAGCTGATGGAGCAGGACCGGACAAAACCGAGCGACGTTGACGCCGAAGTGCAGGCGGCCGGCGGCGCTCTTCGTCCGGAGCCACCGAGGAAGAAAAACCTCTGTCTGTCGTTGCTGCCCACGCTGGACAAGGCAAGGCAGCTCGTCGTTGACCTTGGCTTGCGGCCCTATCGGGTGTTCCTCATCCACTGGCGTTGGCCCAGGCAGAGGGGGATCGGAAAGCCGGTGGAGATCTCGAGACGCGAGATCAGGCCAGCGCCGCGAGTGATGAGCATGGACGGCACGCTGCTGTCCGTGGCCGCCTTCGGGAACGTGGAGGGCGGTGGCATCAAGCTCGACCGGATCAGTGGCCGGTTCAGTGAGGACGACCTCATGGGGAGGACGCCGGACCTGCGAGATCCGGTCAACCCGAACACCAACGCAAACAACGTGGAGTTTTTCTACGAGGTGGTTGAGAGTCGCGACACCGACCCTTCCCCGAAGCCGCGCCGATTCGCCCCGAGCGCCGTCCCCCATCTGTCGCGCGCCGGGATGAGTTGGACGGTCACGCTCACCAAGCAGGACAAGACGGCCAGCGGAATTACGCCGGAGGTAGTCTCGTGATCCGCACGGTCCATGTGAGGGACGTGGCCGGATACGTGCGCCGCCGTGCGAAGGGGAGCCACGCAGCTGCAGTGCGAGCAATCCGGGTCACGATGCGCGGGCAGGGGCCACGGATCGTGCGCGAGGAGATCAACGCCACGCAGCCGCACCCTCCTTTCGACAGGGGCGAGTACCTGCGGTCGTGGAGAGAGCTCGACATCGACGACGGCGGGCGATTCTTTTCGACGAGCAGTTACGCGTCGGTCATCGACCGAGGGCGCCGGCCGGGCACGTGGACCCCGATCGGGCCCCTGATCGGATGGGTGAAGCGCAAGGGCCTTAACCGGTGGGACAACAACCCTGGCATGCGGGGCAGGGTGAAGGGCAAGGCCAACCTGGAGTCGAACGCGCGCTCGATTGCCTTTGCCATTGCCGCAGCCATTAAGAAGCGCGGTCTCCCCCCCAAGAACGTCTTCGCCCGAGCGGCGAAGCGGATCATTGCTGCTTGTAAGCAGGCGGTTAACGCGGCCTGGGCCAAGGCCGAAGATAGGGCGGCTGGCTGATGCGGGCGGAGCAGTATTCGCAGACGGCGGTCATGGACGTGCGCGATGCGTGCGCGCTCGCCCTGCGCCGGGTGCTCGAAGGCATCGACAAGATGATTGGCGGGCAGCAGATCAAGTTCGTCCGGGTGTTCGACGAGTGGCCTACCTTCGACGATTACCAGGACACGCCGACAGCTTGCGTGGTGCCTCCGTCGGAGTGGACCTACGACGACAGCGGGTGCACACCGAAACTGATGGAGCAAACCATCGAGACGGCCGAGGATGCAGTCGAAGGCGAGCCGCCAAGCTTCGGTTTGTGGAAGACCGCCGAGATGGTGGACCAGTTCATGGTGCAGCTGAGAGTGGCCACGCCGGAGCTGCGCTCCATGTTCAAGCTGGCGGTCGAGGACGCATTCCAGGCCTTGAATCTCACGATGAATCCCAATGAACAGCGCTACGGCCTGTTGCTCGACCTGCCCGAGTATTGGGGCTTGCAGGCGAGGGCCTCGTTGCTCAGCGGGATGAACATCGATGACGAAGATCAGGCCATGCGCAATCGCAGGGATGCCCGCTTCGTGGTGTCCATGCAGGCGACCAAAGTTCAGCTTGGCGCTGTCTATCCGCAGGCTCTGACGATCCGCAAGGAAGTACAGACCCAGGCGGGCGAGACCATCAGCGCCTTGACGATAACCCTTCCAACCCCACAGAGGAGCTAGCCCATGTTCATTCTGCGCACAACGACCATGCCGACCCTGGCGAAGCTGATGGAGCTCGAGCGCATCATCGCGGTCGACAACGCGGGTCCAAACCAGCCGGTAGGTCCAGGACGGGGCTATGCCTGCGTGGTGGGGGAGACGACGCAAGGACCGTTCGTCCCGACGATCGTGAACAGCCCGAGCGACATCTCTGGCTACTACACCAGCGCGGTGACCTCGCGGTTTTCTCTGCTCAGCCAGAGCGGATTCGACCCGTCCACGGCAATTCAGGACGGATCTGGCGTGGCCTACGACGGGAACCTCTTGGCCGAGCTCAAGGGCAAGAGCTTCACCGGATTGGTCATCCAGCGTGTCGACTGCGACATGGTGGCGGCCGATTCGAGCAAGACGAAGGTGTTTGTCAAGTTCGACGTCGTCGTGGACTCCTCCGACGTCAGCTCAGGCGTGACCAACAAGGACATCATCATCCCGAGTGGCCAGCGCTTTGCCGACCAGGCCATCAGCACGGCGACCAAGGTCATCGCCACCAGCCAGCAGGTCAGGATACCGGCCGGGACCACGGTTACCGGTGGAGCGGTGACCTGCGGGGTGAATTTCACCCAGGACGCGAGCGGCCAGCTGAACTACGTCACCAGCGGAGCCACAACCGGCGTGACGGCCTTTTTCGTGAAGGGCACGAAGGCTACCACGGCGGGAAGCGATCTGATCGACACTGCGGTGGACACTGCGATCCAGGGCGTGTCCTCGGTGGTGGGAGGAACCGTGTCGACCGTTGGGTCGAATGGGTCTGCGGCCGATGCGTACGCGGCAGCGGGTGGCGGTGCAGCTCCGACCAGCGACACGCTGGCCAACCGAATTCTCGCCTGCTACGCCGAGGCGATCCTCAAGACCCTCCCGGGCGTCGATGCGACCAACGACATCATCGCGATCTGGTCAGCGCGCAACTACTTGGCCAGCACCACGGATGGTTTCAAGACGTTACGTGCGGCCCTCTGGACCAATGCCAAGGATTCCAGCAAGACCGGGCGCGGCCGAGTAGCCTGCGTGACAACGGCGCCGTCCCTCGGCCTGACGAGCTCGGCTGCTACCACGGCCAAGGCCGTCTATACCGGCCTGCGCAGCGCGGACGGCATCACGGGCGACGACGCGGATCGGTTCTGGGCATCGGGCCCGTTCGTGCAGGTGTTCAGTAGCGAGCTGAATGCCGACATCACGATCAGCTCGTGCGGTTTCCGCGCGGCGATGAAGGTGAACCTCTTCAACGACGGGAAGTCCGAGTACCAGACCGGAGTCGGAAACCCGGAGAATGACAGCATCCAGAACATCGATGCGCAGGAGGCATGCTTCGCGGCCAATCCGCTTGGCGAGTCCGACTACGTAGCGATGCGGGCCGCCGGCATCGCATGGCTCGTGCGAGATCGCACGGCTGGGTGGTGGTTCTACAGCTCGGTGACGATGGCCAACCAGTTGACCGCGGCCAACCGGGTGCAGGACAACCGCCGCAGCTTCGCCGACGAGATCCAGGACACGATCTTTGGTCTGGCCGCGCCGTATTCGAAGAAGCCAGGGACAAGCGAGCGAGCCGACGCGTTCACCTCGGACATGACGGCCTACCTCGACCTGATGAAGGATCCGCCCGTGGGCGACAAACGAGCCAAGGACTACAGCGTGCTTGATGGCTCCGCCGCGGGGAACAACGACACGCTGAACAGCCACGGCGCCTATCTATTCAGCGCGATCGTGCAGATGTTTGGCGACATGAACGACATCGTCATCAACACGATGATCGGCCCGACGGTCATCATCGCCCAGGTCGCGCCCGCGGCCTAAGAAGGAGATCCCATGCCAGGTGCAGACTATCGTTTTCTCGGCCGAGACTCGGCCATGCGGCTGACCCAAGATGGGGTGCTGTTGGCTGAGACGACGGCGCTCAAGGACATCAACATGAAGTTGGTGCAGACGCTGCTGTCCGAGGGTTTCCTTGGCGAGGCGGCGAAGCGGCACCGCGAAATCTTCGATGAAGTCGACATGGCGTGGAACGTGCAGCCCGAGGGGGCCGAGATCTTCCGCATGCAGAATGCGATCTACACGCGGGCTCGGCAGGTCATCACCAACCTGCAGATCAACCTGTCGCTGCGGATCCAGTTCCCCAGCGGCACAACCATCAGGCTCACGATTCCAGACCTGAAGTTCGGAACCAACGGCGACCTCAACGTGCCCGGGCGCGAGCAGTTCGGCACGATGGCGTGGGCCGCGAAGTCCAATCGCTACATCCCCAATTTCACCTAACCCCCACCCATTCACCACGACAAGGAGGCCACCATGTCGAATCTGTCGCACCTTGAAGGGCAAGCCGCCGCGGTCATCGCGTCGCTGCCTCGCACCACGTACACCATTCCCGAGTCGGCCAGGACGGCGACCGACCCGAAGACCGTCACCATTCGCCAGCTCACCAGCGGAGAGGAGGAGGCGGCCCTCGTCGCCTCCAATCGGAAGGGCACGAACTTCGAGTACGAGGGAGCGAAGCGCAGCATCTACGCGATCGACGACAGGGTGTTGACCGACACCAACAACGAAAGGGAGGAGGCCTACTACGCTCTCTCGAACAAGGTGCGCGACCTCGTGATCCGAGGATTCACGAGGGTGGCCATGCCGACGAATGGCGAGGCGTCGGATTTTTTAACGAGTGGCAAGACCGAAGGGTAGTTGAGAAACAGCTGCTCGACGGCTTGTACGACACCATAGCCTACGCTGCCCGATACGGACACCAGCCCCTCAGCGAGATATTCAGCCGACCAAGGTCACAGCTCAAACGGTTCGAGGATGCCCTCAGTCGGCTGGTAGAAAAAGAGAACGCCAAGCCACCGACGGAATGACCGATGTCAGAGCACACGACACAGGTTGAAGGTCTAGACTTCACGGTCAAGGACCACTCGTCGGAGCCAGCCGAAAGGATGGCCCATGCGTTCGAACGCGTGCATCACGCTGCCGAGCACAGCATGCACACGATGGAGCGCTGGGGCCATCACTCGGCCATGGCCGGGCTTGGCGCCCTTGGTATCGGCTGGGGCTTCCACGCGATGGGGGACCGGATCAAGGAGGTCAATGAGGAGCTCGAAGAGTCCGCCCAAAAGATCGCCGGCGTGCAGTACACGTTCGGGGGCTGGCAGAAGGGCACGACCGCACAACAGAAGTGGAACGAATCGCTCGAGCACGGAGAGGAGATCGTCAAAGATCTGGAGGCATCCGAGCGGAAGCTGAAGATGGGGAGGATGGAGCTGGCCGACGTCTACAAGTCGGCGTACGCAATTGGGCAACGGCACAACCTCAACCAAGAAGAGTTGATGGAGTTGACCGAGAAGCTCGGCGCTGCTCAGCGGGTGCTCGGGGTGAACGCGGACTTTGCCGGGATGCAGATCACCCGCATGGTGATGAGCGGGAAGGTGCGAGGGTTCGACGACTTTTCGAAGCAGATGCGGTTCGCTATCGGCGACATGAAGCACTTTGCCGCTCTCAGCGAGGCGAGGAGATTCGAGAAGGTGAAGACAGCCATGGGCGATCTGCTGCCAGCCGCCATCGGGATGGGGAAGACGCTGCACGGAGCCTTTTTCGACATGCGACAGTCGATCGAAGAGGCCACACGCGATCTGTCCAAGCCGGTGTTCGAGGAGGTGACGAAGACGGTAGGGGAGTGGGCCGCCAAGCTGAACGAGGTACGGGAGAACGGGAAGTCGGTATCGGCGATCTACGGCGACAGGCTGGTGAGCGCGTTCCACTTCCTCAAAGATGCGACGGTGTTCATCGCTGACCACTGGCAGGCTATCGCCGCTGTGCTCGTCAGCAGCAAGATGGGCGCCTGGATGGAGGCCCTGTCAGGCGCGAAGCACGGTGCCGCTGCCGCAGGTGGAGCAGCGGGGGGGCTCGGCGGAGCCGTCGGCGCCATGACCATAAAGGCGGGCGTAGTGAATCTGTCGTCCGGACCAGCGTCGGCTCTATCAGAGATGACCGCGTCCCAGATCCGATCGAAGCTGCAGCCTGGCCTGGACCACACGATGTCCAAGCTGTTCGGCATGGCCGGCAAAACCATGATGGTGACGGAAGCCCTGGGAGTTTTCTACGTCGGGCTGCAGGGGGTGGCCAAGGTCATCGACGAGCTGCAGACCAAGAGCATCGCCACGCAAGCGGCAGCACCGAGAACGCTGGACGCCCTCACGTCTGGCGCCAAGGCAATGTCGTCGGCCATGCACGAACGGTCGGTCAAAGAGACCTTCAGCCATTTGCAGTCGGCATTCTCGGCCTATGGCCTGAAGCCAGGTCAGATGCTATCTGCGAAGACGATCGCCGATGAGCTTCGCACGCTCGAGCCCGGCCTGGCTGCAAAGCAGATCGGCATGTACGGGATCCGAGGGGCATCGGCGAAAAGCGTGCAGGGGTCGGGATTCATCGACGAAGCCGCAGGACGCATCGCAGGACTGTTGAACAACTTTGCGTCGCAGATGCTGGCCGCCTATCCAGAGCTGGCCAAGTCTGAGTCTCACACGGCGAAGAAAGCGGACCACATCGTCAACATCGAGCACCAGTACATCACGCCGGAGTTTCGCGATCCGAACCCAGACCGCCTCTTCCACCGGATCGTCAATGAAGCTGTGCAGATGGCCAACTCGCCGTTGGGCAGCAACGCCAGAAGGGTGCCAGGCTGATGGCGGACGACGAACAGGGATTGGTCGAAATCATCCCGCTCGAGGGCGACTATCCAACGATTCGGTTGACCGGGGATGCGCTGCCATTCCGCCCAGTGGAGTACCCGGGCGAGCAGCGGATAGCGACGAAATACTACCCCGGCAACCCGGTGGCTACGCAGCTGGTGGTTGGGCCGACGAAGCCGCCATCGACCTGGTCAGGGCGATGGATGGACGTCACGCTTGGCGAAGGCGGAGCCCGATCGTTGGTCCTGCAGTTCGAGCTGTTGCGAGATCTGGCTATCCCGGTTGAGGTGAGGTGGGGGGGGCGGCAGCTCAGCACAGGCGTGGACCCGGCCATCGTGCGCCGCGGTCTGATCCGCAGATTCACGCCCAAGTATCACCTCGCCCAGCACGTCGAATGGACGTGCGAGTGGGAGTGGCGTGGCGAGAGCATCCAGACGAAGGCCCCGACGTTCTCGACAGCGGTGCGTCCGAGTGATGACTTCTCGGCACTGGCGGACCAACTGCAGGAGACAGGAGATCAGACCTCATCCTGGAAGGATGTCGTGTTCGGGGCGATGAGCTCGGCTACCGGGTTCATGGGGCTGGTATCCGATGCAATCGACGACATTGGCAACTCGATCATCGATGCCATAAATACCGTAGACGCGGCCACCTCGATGCTCGCCACCGCGGCCGAGCTGCCAAGCGAGCTGTCGGACAGGGTGCGAGCAGTCTGCATTCACACGGTCGACGTGTGCGCGAATAGCCGTGCGGCACTGGCGGACTTCTGCGGGTTGTGGCCCGGTTTGCCAGCCGTATTCGCGCCGGGATGGCAGGACACGGCCAACCAGATCGCCACCGCAGCTTTGCAAGCGAAGCTCGCCATGTTCCCGACCGATGATCCGATCGACCGTCTGGATGGACAGACCGGAAGGGATGACCTGATTCAGTCCTGGGACCTGCTGGCTGAGCAAGCAGCGGTGGCCGCTGCGACACTTGCCAGCCGGCAGGTCCCGGACGTTATCGCGATCGTGCGACTGCCGGCGGGCTCAGACCTGCGAGACGCGGCCGTGAAATACTACGGCGACCCCGATCTGTGGGTGCTGATCGCGGACTACAACGATCTCCCGAGCTCGGAGGTCCCTGCAACTCCCGTTGGCTTGAGCGACGATGGGGCCCCGCCGATCTACATCCCGAGGAAGACCGACTACACCACGGCGTTGACTCAGGTTTGGGGGGACTCGTGAACCAGCCACAGCCGAGGATGTATCGCCCAGCGTGGTTCGTGCGGTTGTACGTACGCCTGGAGGACTTCGGCCAGGCAGACGACTCGGACGCCCAGGACGAAGCCGTGCCGTACAAGCAAGCAGCTGTGCAGAAAGTCGTGCAGGCTGCGGTGGTAGAAGGGCAGATCGCGCAGGCAGCTGCCGGAGGCGACCGGTCGCGGGCTGCGATGATTGGGCTGCAGACCACGGCAAAGGCGCTCTGGCGCGATGCCGGCAAGGTAGCGAAGATGTCGTCTGCCGGGCCCGCCGGGAAAGGAGACGAATTCTCGATCGAGTTCGTGACGGCGCCGATGGTGCTCGACATCGAAGACAAGGGATTCCGCGAGGCCGAGACCATGGACGTGACGGTGCCGTTTCAGGACGTGCCTCTGCATCCACTCATTGTGCGCGAGATCAGGATCGAGGGTTGGGTGGGGACGGTCAAGCGGGAGGATTTCGCGACGCCGGAGCGATGGCATCTCGAACCGAAGATGTCGAAGACGAGCGTGTTGCGGTTCAACGGCTACGTCGACTTGGCAGAGATGGAGTACGACGACTCGGCTGGGATGGTGCACCTCAAGTGCCGGTCCTACATAGCCGTGCTGATCGACGGCAAGATCAACCCCCTGGCGAAGGCATACCGGATCGAGGGAGGGGAGGAGTACCTCACCAGCTACATCAACCGCATCCTGACACAGTACCCGCCGACCTCGGGAGACACCGGCGGCTCTCCATTTCGCTGCTACTGGTACGCCAGCCCGTCAGATAAGGAGCCGAAGATCAGCAGGAAGCAGCTGTTGAGGTCGCTCCAGACGGCCAAGTCGCGGAACGCATCCGCCAACCAGTCGACCTCGAGCAATGTCAACGCGCAGCCAGATCCGACAGGGGAAGCTTCGGATGCGGCAGGCATGGGGGACGCGGCCCTAGCCGGAAACCCGATGATGCCCACCAAGGGAGTCACCGAGGACGGCATGTCGATCTGGGATCTCATCACGCAGGCCTGCGAGCTTTGCGGCGTGATGCCCATGTACCGGCCGAGCTTGCCACCGTTCACCGGGAGCATTGGAGGCAAGGAGACGCAGATCGACCCGGCCAACTGCCTGCTCATCACGGCGCCAGAAGCGTTTCTGGACACCGTTTCGAACGCGACGCAGATCGCGGGAGGGGCCCGCGACGGTTTTCAGCGCGAGTTCTCGAACGGGTCGGCTGGCACCTTCCGCTCGGATGTTCGTTTCATGGTGTGGGGCCACCATGTCGGCAAGATGAAGCTGTCCCGTAAGATGGGGAAGCTTCGCCCCACCGGGGTAGAAGTGAGGGCGTACAACCCCGACGCGGACGATGCCCTGCGAGTGCTCTCATCGCGGTACCCTCGCCACGTGGCCAAGAAGAAGCACGGCAAGTTCGGCCGGGCGGCCAAGAAGATGCACGAGAAGGGGGGCGGAAAGGTCGACACCATCAAGGTGTTCGTGCTGAAGGGCATCCGCGACCAGCACGCGTTGGACATGGCCGCTGTGTCCCTCTACCATCAGCTGACCCGTCCCGAGATCAGCATGCAGATCGAGACGGACGACCTGTCGAGCTACATCGACCCGGTGGCCAGCCAGCAGGCCGGTGTGTTGGTCGAGAATCACAACGATAACCCAGACATCCTGAGGCTGTGCGCGGGGACGCCCGTCCACGTGACGGTAGCTCGCAAGTCAACCCAGGAAGGGAATCTCGTCATCTCGAGCCTGTCGGACTTCTACGATCTGGCCGGGAACAACATCGTCGACATCTTGCTGAAGCAAAACGATCGCTGGGGAGCCTTTCGCTCGGACGGCTCCATGGACCAGACGCGCATCGAGGAAACGGCCAGAAAGATCCAGGCGGCGTACCGGGCGGCCAAGCTGCCGTCGGTCTACTACTGCAGGCTGGTGCGATTGCACTTCGCCGCGGAGGACGAGAGCTTCCACGCTAGCATGGAGTTGACCAACTACATGCCGAGCAATGATCCGAGCCAGTTCGACGACGAGACGGAGAAACTTAACGACGAGAGGAAGCGCCATCCGACAAGTGCGTCAGCAAAGAACGCCGCTGCAGAGAAGAAGCACACCGACGAGATCGTCACCCGTGGCGCGAAAGCGGGGATTCAATGAAATCGTCGCACGTGTTTGGCACGGACATCCGCACGAGCTTCGATGCCAAAACGCTTGGCAGCGCTCTGGCGGCCCCAGGGAATGACACCAGGTACTGGTGCAGCTTTGCGACGGTGTGCACGGTGGACCCAGAGTCGGGGAAGCCAAACTACGCCGACAAGCACGCGATCTACAACGACTCTGCCGGGGTCGATGTCGATGTCCTCCTTGAACCGCTGAAGCAGCCCTGTACCTGCAAGTACGCAGGAGAATCGGCCGGCGAGGTCACGATCTGCACGCCGATTCGGCCGGGCGATATCGTGCTCGTCGAGTGCCCAGATGGCGACCTCACGACGCCTGTCATCACCCACATCCTGCACACCCGCTCGAAGCGCCAGCCCACCGATGGCGGAAAACCGATCTTCGATAACAACCGCCTACTCATCTTCGCCAAGTCGGTGCCCATCGACATCCGCACAGCGGGAAGCGATGGAAGTCCAGTCCAGATCCTTGTCGAGCAGGATGGGACTGCGACCATTACCGCGAAGCGGATCAATGAGGGCGATCACTCGGTCACCGAGCAAGCCGTTCTCGGTACGAGCTACCGCAATCGAGAAAACGCGATGCTGGATGCGCTCGAGGACGGCTTGTCTGCAATGGAATCAGCCGCGCAGGGATCGAACGCTGGCTTCTTCCCTGGCCTGACGATGTGCGAACAGGCCATTGCGACGTTCCGGAAGGCATCGACCGCGAACAATGAGGATCTCTCGAACACGGTGTATCTGAAGTGAACGACTCGGTCACAGGGCGAGCGATAGGAGACGATTGCTACTCTGCCCAGCAGGCGCGGGCGGCCACGTTCAAGGCTACCGACGCCCTGACTTTCCCCGGCCTCAATAAGAGTCAGCGAGATGCGCTGATCGCACAGCTCGAACAGGACATGGATCGCTTGTTCGGCAACGCGATCATCACCCATTGTCCAGGCTGGGACACCATCACGTATGCGCCTAATGTCTCTCCCGGGTTGGACCGACCGATTCCAGCCCTGGCAATGCAGTTGACCGCGGGTGGTGTTTTCGTAGGTCTATGGGTCAAGTTTGGACCGGCGGTGACCGATTGGACGATGCTGGGTGCAGGGGGGGCGGTATCTGGAGGCATCGAACTGGTGGCCACCGCCCCCGGCGTCCCGACCTGGACCGCAAACCTTGTTACGAATCCGAGTGCCGAGGACGGCAGTAGGACAGGCCCTACTGGATGGACCGGCACAGGCGGTGACGCATACCGATTAGATGCAGCGACGGCTGCTACAATCGGGATTGGCGGAGATCCATTGCAATACCTCAGCAGTGAATTCTCCGTTCCGCGAGGAGGCGGCTCGTGGGTCTATTGTGGCGGTCCAGGTCCAGAGGCGTATACCTGGGATTTTTGGAGCACGACGAATGTTTCGAGCTACGCTACGGCCATCGATGGCGGCTCGGTGCAGGCCGCCATCGCGGCGTGGCTGTCGTCGAGTCTTGGTCCCGGTGGAGACATTCCGTCGTGGGATGACACCGTGGCATTCATCGTGCAATTCATCGCTGCCAACCAGAGCATGGTATTGGGCTCTACGCAGCTGGGACCCGCCGGTATGGCGCGGTCGGGAACGGGCGCCGCTGGCACTCACCAAACCACTGTCTCTGTGCCAGCGTCGACGCGATACCTAAAATTCATCCAACGCTATCTGATCAGCTCGCAAGATCAGGCTCACGGCGGTTTTTGTTTTGCCTATGCGGATCTATTGAGCTGCAAACTACAGATCCCTTCGGCCGGGCTCGACCGCAAGGTTGGCACGATCGTCACCCAGGTGGACAACGTCTCGAATCCTACGACGCTCGTGCAGAATTGGCAGAAGTACGGCACCGATCCATCGGACTGGGAGCCGCTCAATCAGGTTGGCACCACGTCTCCAGACCTCGCGACGCCGGCCACGATTGCCGTGGACGCATACGGGCAGCTCACCCGCGGGAGCGCCAGGATCGTCATTGTTACCGGCTCCCCGCTGGTAGCAATCTCGACCGACGGGCTCAATGTCGGCGATTCAGTCGTCATCATCGCAGGCAACCCGATCCAGCTGCAGCGAAACAACGGCGCTACTCCGGGTTACGGTGATCTTCGCTTCGCACCTCTTGAGCCTGACGCCGGATTCGTCGATAGCCATTACAACGCCGATACGACGATCGTACTCAACCAGTACGACTCGAACACGTTCCGCTATTTCGTCGATTCGTGCGGCGCCGGATTTTTTGTGCGCGTAGGAGGTCCGTGATGAGCAGGATTTCGCCCATTGCATTCTCGGTGGCATTCTTGGCGGCGACGCTGGTCCCCTTTCAGGCAGTGCAAGCCGACGACATCATAGGGACCGCGTACATCTATCAGCAGCAGGGTTGGATTCGCTCGCCCATTGTGCCACCGCTGGAGCTGCGATTTTTTCCCAATTCTACCAGCACCAGTGTTCAAGAGGCCTGGTCAACCGCGACCTACACTGAGACGTACACCGGAACGCTCGTCTCGATATCGAGCGACGGAGTCAGGTCAACATCTACCAGTACGACGACGATCACTCTGCGCGGGCTGGACATCCGCCCGAGCTTTCTGTGTAGCGTGACGCCAGCGGCGGGGGGGTGTCCGCTGACGGACTCCAACGGAAAAATAAGCACAACCATCCTGCCCAATTTTGCCAGCGCAACGCACACGCATACTGTGACGGATGTTTCGGGCGCCGTGAGCATAAATGCCATTGAAGGCACCGGCACGGCTACAAGCACGGCAACAGACAAATTGGTGCAAGCCAATGACGATCGCATGTCAAACGCTCGTGCTCCGATAGGCAATATCGTTTGTGGTTCCGGGTTGCAATGCACGAGCGGAACTAATACGTCTACGTCCACTTCGGTGGCTCTTTCTTCAACTCCCCAATTGACCGTCAATGGTGTGGTTGAATCCATGATGTCGTTTTCGAACAACACGACCGGGGATTCGTCGGCGAGTAACCACGGCTTCTATCCGAAGTTGAGTGGCTCTGTGAATGACTGCGCTCGTGGCGATGGGACGTTTCGTGCCTGTACGGACATTGGGATGCCAACAGGTTGGACCACTCTCTACCAAGAAGACTTCGTTTCGCTAAACAATCAGACCATTTCGGCCAACGGGGCAGTTACAATTGGATCTGGCAGCTATTATGTAGTCAATTACGCCAATGCCACTACATTTGCTGTGCAGCAGAACGGCAATGGGTTATATATTCGGTGGAAGGCTGCCAGCGGGAACACTAGCACGGCCGCCGGATGGTACCTCTTACTCGGGCAGTTTTCGACTGCTATTGACAAATACAATTGGACGCGCATTCGAGCGTACTTCAATTTTCGGCCTGTACTAGAAGACAGTGGTTCATCAGAGCAAGCGTTTTTCGGTCTTGGTTTGTCAAAGGCGTCAGGTATGGCGTACAATGTTAATCGCTTGGCCGGAGGTCTCAATACTTCTCAGGCATCCCCGTCAACCCTGTTCACATTCGGTGGAGCCGGGATGCAATACGACGGTAGCACGTCGTGGTCTAGCAGTTACGGTATAGGCTATTTGTCGTACACAGTTATGCCGTCGCCGGCTTCGTTTTGCATTATGGTCCAGTTAGAGAAAGGCGGTTTGACTGCTGTGGTCTACAGGATCCCAATGACTTGGGATGGCTCGTGGCCAGCGGATTCTGATTTGGTAGTTGCCGGGAAAGCCTACTTGGCCAATGCTCTATATGTTGACAATGCTGATACAGTCGTGCCCGCTATAGGCAGTTGGATCTACTCAGGAGGTTCGTCAGGCACTGCTGATATAGGACTCGCAAAGCTACTCGTACAGTACCAATAACAACAAACGAAAGGAAAATCATGGTAACTCGAACCGATATCGAAAATGCACGCGCTCAGCTCGATCTATTGTACGCGGCCGTGAAGGCCGCCGTCGCCGGCAAGCCAACAGGCGCGCAGGTGGCTACTGCGCGCGCGGATTGGGGGCAGGCGAAGACCGACCTGCAAAACGCGATGAACACCCAACAGCCTGACAGCACGATCCAGACTATGGAAGCGACGATGGTCACGAAACAGAACGCATACCTCGATCTGGTGGACGCTCAGGCTGGGAGTCAGGTGAACCAGGCGCTCGCCGCTCTCACGACGGGATTCACGACCTATTACAACACGGTAGGGGCCTACACGCCTCCGACGTAAGCCACCGACCTGCAGTACCAGCAACACCTGACAACTTAGACGAGGGACACCATGAGCAATGGCCGCCAATCTGACTCTGAAGTTTCGAGCGAGATGCGGCCTGCCCATGGTGTCTGCTGCCCGGACTCTAGACTCAAGGAAGCCCTGGCGTGCAGATAACTTTCCAACGAAGGATGAATCGGTCGGGAATTGCGACGATCATCTTCGATGGGGACTTGAGCACGTTTCGTCGATCCAAATGGATAGACAATGGGTATTCCCTCGTCGGACTTGGTATCGGCTGGCCGACCGGCATAGTCGGGACCATCGCGATCGAGCTGTCGAATCATGGGATCGACGGTGTCCCGGGCGCTGTCTACGACGTCAACGGATCGCTCGCCATCGACCCCACGAAGCAACCCAACGGCACGGCTGGCGTGCTCATCATCAATGGCATCACGACATCGTTGGCTGCGATCTGCGTGACTTTCACGCTGGGCTCTGGCAATGATGGCGCTGGGAAGTATTTTACCGACGACTCGCACATCGATGGCCATCCTCCCACGCTGAGCATGAAGCTTTGAAGACGCTGGCCATTCTCCTAATTCTCGCAGCCGGTAGCTCCGGCGGATCAATGGGCGCTGGCGGGGCCGGCACGGGCGGCGTGAAGAACACGGGCGGAAGCGTGACCGGAGGGACGCGCGGGACGGGCGGTAGGACAGGAAGCGGCGGTGGAACTGGTGGGTTTAGTACAGGCGGCCATGGAGTGTCGATTGACGCTGGAAGTGGTGGCAGCCCTGGAACCGGTGGTCGAACGGGAACAGGCGGCAGCCCAGGCGCGGGCGGGCGACCCGGCACCGGAGGGAGTGCAGGCACGGGCGGCACTCCAGGCACGGGTGGCATCCCTGGAACCGGTGGTCGACCAGGGACCGGCGGGGCCGGAGGGTATGGTATTTACTACCAGGACGCGAGACTGCGGAGGACGCAGTGATGTGTGATGATTTCGTCGTTTCGAGTTTCAAAATTGCGGGCACCACTGTCTACGGTGGTAGGATCTCTCCATGTCCATCCTAGTTCGTCGAGCTATAGCGGTTGGCGGTCAACTGGTCCGTGTGGTCTTTTCATCCGAGCCCCGACACAGGAGCAGTGCTGGGCTGGACGACGCGAGAAATGCGGCCAACTATACCGTGACGATTCTATCCGGTACCGGCCAACCCTTGCGGTGCGTTGGCGTGCAGGCAGATGTCGTGCCCTTTCCGGCATTTGGGGTCACGACAAGTGGGGAAGTTGGTGTTGATGTCCAACTCGATCGCCAGATGGTAGTCGGGATGTCATACCGAGTGACCGTCAGCTCGTCGCTCAAGTCGGCGGCTGGCGAGCTGATCAGTACGACGTTCGCCGCTGACTTTGCCGGGGCAGCCAGGCCCAAGCGAAGTGGGCAACTGCGCAGAAACATTGGCCTCGTGGATCTGGCAAGCAGTCCGTTCGCCGGAGGGATCCTCGTGGATAGCGCAGGGGACTGGGCTCACCACGAAGGGATCGATGGCACGCACAAGCGCGTGTGGAGAATCGCCCTGACGGGCAAGGGGGCATTCGCTTGGATGCCCAACTTTGGCATAAGCCATAGGCTGAAGACCCCAGCGACCCTAAGCATGCTCGCGAACCTGCGCACCGATTTGAGAGAGCAGATCATTCGCCAGCCTGACGTGGTAGACTCATCGACGCGGGTGATGATGGACCAACGAGGTTTGCTGGAAATCACCATTACGGTGAAGACGAGCGGGGGTGAGCAACTCTCGACGTCGGCCCATGCTACGCAAGACGGAGATTTTGTCCCATGACGATGTTCGTGAGCCGACAGGATCTATTCGCAGTAGGTAGGCGGGCCCTGGCTGCGACGCCGGGGATCCGGCTGAACCCAGCTGTGGCCGACATTCCAGGGAGCGACCTGAACGTGGTCCTAGGTATGATGGCGGTGATTGGAGAGACGATTTCTGCAAGGGGAGCACGAGGGATGCGCGGCTGTTTCGCCGAGCTGGCCCGGGGCTCTCAGCAGGACAGGCTGTTCTACGACCGGGCGGGTCTGACGAGGTTCGGCACGAACCAAGCCACGGTCGACCTCGAGCTGTTCCGGTCCACGCCGAGCGTGGCGACTCCTGGAACGGTCCACGCCGGAGACGTCGTGCAGACCCCCAGCGGGGTCCAGTTCGGGTTGAGCAGGGACGCTGTGTTCGGAGACTACGACACCCTCGTTGCTGTCCCAGCCCAGGCATTGGTGGCAGGCCCAGACGGCAACGTGCCACCGACAGATCTTTCTACTGGCATGGGCGTCAGCTCATTTTCCTCGACACCATTCGATCCCACGCTCCAGGTGCGAAACACCAGCAGTGCGGCCGGCGGTACCGATGTCGAGGACGATATTCCGTATCTCGGCAGGTACAGGTCCTTTTTCCCGACTCTGAGCAAGGGCGTGATGGGGGCCATCGAGTACGGAGCGCTGCAAGTCCCAGGGGTTGCGGTGGCCACGGCGACAGAGATTGCCAATCCCGTGGGTGGTTATCCGGTGGCATTCATCCAGCTGGTGATCGGTGATCGCAATGGGAACGCGACCAGCACGATGGTGCAGAAGGTGTCCGATATTCTCCTCGACTATCGAGCCTTCGGCATGCCGGTGGAGGTGCTCATCGGGAGCGTTGTCTACCAGACGGTGCAGTGGAAGCTTGCTTTCCAGGTAGGGGTGGACGAACAGCTTGCGATAGAACGAGTTCGAGCCGTGACCGTAGCGGTGTCGCAATTCTTGCCCCCGGGCCCCGACCGCGGTGTGCTCTATCGAGCTAACCTGATGGCGGCTGCCAAGCAGGTCCCTGGCGTCGTGATCAGGGATGACAGTTTGGTCGACCCGGCGGGAGACATAATCCCGGTGACGACGCAGCAGATGATCCGTGTGTTGCCCACGCAGGTGACTTTTGTCTGATCGAGATCCTGACATCGCCCTGACGTCTGACGAGGTGCTCGACGTCATCAAGCGCACGTGCGATACCGATTGGGTGGCAGGGATGCTCGCCAGCCCGGACGGTCAGGCCATCCTAGCTGCTGCTCAAGCGATTGGGGCCAAGGTGAGCGAGGCTCTAGATGAGCAGGTAGGGGCCTGCCAGATCGGGCGGGCTCCAACGGGATCGCCCGGGACCTGCAATCTGGTGATCTCGCGGTCGAGCACCACTCCCACAGGGACGATCCCCAATGGATTCAAGTTCGTCACCAAGCTCGGTGTCGAGCTGTTGGTAAGCGGCGACGTCGCGGTTGCGAATGGACAGGCGAACGTGACGCTGCCACTGCAAAGCCTCCGACAGATCGACCTCGTGAACACGGTAATTGGCGCCTTCGACGACCAGCTGAAGGCGGGTGACCTCCTGGACAGCATCATCTCCTACGATAGCCCAGCGGTGGTGGACGACAGCGGGAACCCTCTGCTAGGTTTCGGGGCGGACGTCTTTGGCTACGTGTCCAGCACTCCGATTGACGGCGCGACGATGAATTGGCTCGCCGAGCACGGGAAGGAGCGTGGCTGCCTGCAGCAACCCGGAGAGGATGGTGAGGCCTACCGGGCGCGAGTGCGCCAGATTCCGGACGCGGTGACTCCGATCGCGGTGCAGACAGCTGTGCTCGGTGCGAAGTCGCAGGGACAGCTCCGGGAGCTATACGCAGTCGAGCCGATGCCTGACCAATCGAGTGTCACCGCTAGGTCGGTCATCAATTTGGTTTTCGCCGATGCTCCCTACTGTGACGACTCCTACTGCGACGATCCATTCGGAGCCGACCTGGCAGCGAAAGGTCCCTTCCGCACGATTGAGATGCCGGATATGCGGGGCAGTCGGGCATACTTTCGCGAATCGGTCTACGGCAACCCCATCGAGACCGATGGCCTCGTGTTTTATGCCGACGAGTCCTACTGCGACGATCCGATGTGGGGCTATGCGGATGTTGGCCAGCATCCCAGTATCACGGCTGCCTTGCGCGCGATCCAGGAGGAGGCGCGATCCAAGCGAGCCGGCGGGGTGCAATTCGACCTCACGATCGAAAATGCAACGATCGCCCATGGGCAGACAGCCGCAGCCAACCCCCCCGGCTCGGCCGCCGTGATCTGGTCGCTAGAGGCTCCCAGTGGAAAGGCATGGTACATCCGCGAGGGTCTGGTCAGCTGCAACATCGACGGGGCAGGGGCCATTGACCCGGCCACCGACGAATTCCGCATTGTGATTACGCAGGTTGGCGGAGGCGTTCTCCAGTCCGACTGGTGGCACTCCATTTCTAGTCTGCCTATTCGCCGCAGCCAGCTTGAGAAAATGGGGTACTACGGGACGATCGTGGCGAAGATCGAAGGGTTGATTTACAGCTCGGTTCCCAATACCCTCAACCTCGTCGGGACATTTTGGGTTACAGAAGTGACCCTCTGAAAGGAACACATGCCAGGTCAAAGAACGCGAGAACAGTGGGTCAGTCGAGAGCTCGTAGTCTCAAGTGACCTGGTCCGCATCGGCCAACTCTCAGCCATGGAAGCACAGAATGCCGACGCGCTGAAGTCGATACGAAACGATGGCTACAACCCAGAGACCAACACGTTCGACGATCTCAGCGCTGCTGCTAAGGCCGCGAATTCTGGCGATCCGATGTTCGGTTTGAACCTTGCTCCGTCGCTGGACGGGATAGTCGGATCATTCGATATGACGATCGGTACCGGCGAAGGGTATGTCGTCGGCTCCGGGACGATTCCAGGGGACGAGTCGGCGTACCAGATATGTCGTTGGGATGGACAGCGAATAGCCTGGCCAGCCGATGGCGTCCCGGATCCGAGCCATCGCAGAATCTGTACGATCTATGCGACGCCGGGAGACGGAGCGGCGGATCCGCAGAGCCGCAATATCCTCGTCAACCCGTCGACTCGCGAGGTTGCTCCTGTTACATCGTACAAGACCAGCAAGCCCGTCGCTACGATCGCGGTAGTCGTAGGGTCGCCATCGTCGGCGCCAGTGCCTCCGACCGTGCCTGATGGCTCGCTGCCACTTTTTGACGTCAGCGTGGAGGCTGGAGCCACAGATTCGACGGGGTTCGTCGCTGTCAGGCGTGCGTGGCGTCGGATTGAATTCCCAGGCTCCGCCATGCACGGGATCGTAGATGGCTGCGTGCCAGACCTGACGTCAGTGATGACACCGCATCTCAAGCTGAGCGCCCATCGTTTGGTCATCGATGGCGAGATGCTCGCCTTTGCTACGGCAATCTCCGTCTTTTTCAGCACGGACACGGCGAATAATCCCGGCGCCGCGCCGGCTGGGAATGACCTACCGACGTATCTCTACCTTTGCGGTGGCAGGCATCAGCCGGTCACAGTGATGGGTATTCCGGTGGCGATCATCGAAAGCGCGACGCCTCCAGACCAGTTCGGCTATCCCACGGCAGATCTCGGTATGGCTGGAAACCTGTACTTCCACGCAGTGACCTTCCCGCGGGCTGCCTGTTGTTTCATCGGGGTGAAGTTCCGCGGAGCTGGCAGCTCCAACGGAGTTCCCTGTTATTACTCAGGAGATTGGATCTATCCGACCCGCTTGAGCTCATTTGTACAGCCAGTGGTCAGCACTGACTCGTCGTCTGGATACCAGGCTGTTACGATGCCGACCATACCGGCATGCTCGACAGATATGCTGTTGCGATTGTTTTTCACAGGAACGGCGAGCCCGTACGTATCGGTGGCGACCGCCACGTCCGACACAGACATTGTGCTGCTGGCTGTGAAGTATGGCGGAGCCACGGTGGGGGTAAGTACGATCACGGGTCACTGCCTTGCGCTGGGCACGCTTTACCACAAGGGACTCACGAGTCCTGACAGTATCTACATCAAGGCCGCCGGCTTCAACATGAATGTGCCCAGACTGAAGTAGTTCCCAGCGCTTGAAGCGCAGTAGTTGCAGTAGTCCCTGAAAATTGAGGTTGTTGATGTCCCACAAGAAATTGAGCGATACCGACGAGAATGAAGCGGTACCAGAATCCGTTGGTGCGGTGGCGCAGGTGCCAGTTGGGATTGAAGACCTCATTGACATGAGATCGGGGGCGAAGGTGTCCAGGCACGCCTCGACCTGTCCGGCGGCTAAGGCCTACCAGAAGATGCTTGGGGTGGCCGCCGTTGCAGTGCTCGTCATCGGCATGATCGTGTGGCTTGGGCAGAGCGCAACCGAGAAGAAGATCGACGACGCCGTCGAATCCGCATTTCAGAAGAGGATGCCGTACATCCAATTGCTGATCAAGCAGGAGCGGGCCGGTATGTCGCTCGTGCCGAGCGCTGCTGCCGCCACATCAAAATAGGAGGGACCATGCTGGACCAGATTCCGTTTGTGCAGGCTCGTTATTGGAAGGCAGCTGACCGTGCCGACGTGAAGTACGTCGTGATCCACACGATGGAGTTGCCCTGCCAGGTTGGCATCGCCGAGCGGCTCGCCGATCGCATGGCTGCGCTTCCGGCGGGGCTGCCAAAAGAAAAACAGAAGTCGGCTCACTACTACATCGACCCGGACGAGATCTACCAGGGCGTGATCGAGAAGCATGTCGCCTTCCACTGCCGCAAGGCCAATCGCGAAGGTATCGGGATCGAGCACTCGGCTTACGCGTACGACGTGTTCGCAGAGGGCAAGATGATTGCGCGCGCGACCGACTTTGCCAGTCCGGAGGCGCTAGCCATGCTCGAGCGCTCCGCCGAGCTCGTGGCGAGTATTTGCAAGCGGTGGAGCATTCCGGTCGTGCGGTTGATGCCGGGCCAGATTGCCAGCGGACGAGGCATCGTTGGCCACGTCGACGTGATGACCGAGTTCCCCGGGTCTGGCACCCATCGCGATCCGGGCCCGCGGTGGCCATGGTCCATGTACCTGCAGTTGGTGAAGCAGGCGATGGCGTAAGCCGCAAGCTCATCGACAATAATCACGATGCATGGAAGCTCCAGTGCGTGAGAGACTGCCCTCAGAGCGAAGTGGGGTGACGAAGAAGATCCACCTGCACTACACCGTCGAACAGCAGCTACGCGAACTGAAGCTGTATATCACGATCGGTGAGTACCCAGATGGCCGGCCGGGCGAGGTGTTCCTCAAGGTCGACAAGATGGGCTCGACGATCAGCGGCTTGATGGATGCTCTGTCGATCACGCTGTCGATCGGGCTGCAGCACGGGGTGCCGCTCGCCGAGTACCTCGACAAGCTCGTGAATATGCGGTTTGAACCGATGGGGACGACCGAGGACGCGGACCTGCCCAGGGTGACCTCAATCGTCGATGCGGTGGCGCGGTACCTCTCCAGACGCTACCCTAAGCCTGGGGCGTGATTCCTGACGTCCTCGCACAGAGGCGTAACTATTCACGAATTGGTTCGTGCGTTTTCTTGTCGAATTTTACTTGCGAACCTAACGAATCTAGCGTATCTTATGATCATGATGATCAACACACGGACACAGGAGACGACGGCGACCCTCTCCTTCTTCCGCACCTTCGGCGCGACGGGACGGATTGATACCATCGAGTTTGCTACCGGAGACGAGCTGGCGCGTTATATCGAATCCGAGCAGGGAATGGGCGAGTGGATCTACGTCACAATGGCGCGTGCTGATGCTGAGCGCCTGGGCCTGTTCCAGCATGAACTCGGGTTTTTGGCCATCCCGGCACCAGCGGCGGTCTGGGGTTGCGTGTCCATTCAGCATCTCAACTAGTAGGCTCCCGCGTCCCTGCCCCTCTCCGAGCCACCTCGGAGACGGACAGAGGCGAGGAGCCCCGAGCCGGCCGGTTGCCGGCGAATCCACGGAGAAAATCACATGACCACTACCACCACTACCATCACCCACGAAGGCACCCAAATCACTGCGTCCGAGGCATCCTGGCGCGCTCTCGGATTCCAGCTGTTGCTCGATGGCAATAGCGATAGATTGATGCTAGGCGCTGGCCCGCATGGAATCGAGGCTCTGCTGTATTTTGGCATCCAACAGGCGGGCACTCGCGACGAGCGCGCCGTAATCGCCGCCATCGTCGAGCGTGATCGACGAGCCGAAGAGCGCACGAAAGCAACGGCCCAAGCCCGTCTCGCGGAATCTCTCGGAGCCCTAGCACGAGAATTCCACGCCGAGACGGCCGAACAGCTCGTAGCGCGACTGCCCGACAAGATCAGGCCGTACGTCGCAAAGATCATGCAGCAGCGATAGCTTCCCGCGCGCTTCGGCGCGCTCTGCTCACGATCGTCGCGGGCAGAGCGGACTGAAGAACGGAGGGGGGTGGCCATGACGACGCAAACGACGGAGACGAAGAAGATGGATTGGAACGCCACGCGCAATTATGTCAAGAAATACTGGATTGTCGCCGAGTTGGCAGACAAGAACCTCCTGCCTAAAGACGCCGAGGCGATCGTCGCGGAATACGCGGGAAAGCTCTCGGTCAAGCAAATTGGCATCGTGTGCGGCTCGCTCGGCACCATCTGGATCGAAATCTATGTGTCAGCGTCTGACAAGGACGCTCTCTTCGTAGCGTTCGAGGCCGACGACCGGATCGCGGAGTATCACCAGAGCGGACCCGGATCCGTGTCGCCTCTGTAGCACCCCGCGCGCTTCGGCGCGCTCTGCCCACGAGCCTCGCGGGTGGAGCGGACCGAAACACAGGAGGGGACCAGTGGACCAGGTACACCACACGAACGGCTCGAGAGCGCTTGCGCGGCAGCCACAGGAGCACCTAATCGCGATGATCAGAGCGATACCGGCGAAGTACCGCCGGGCCTCCCTACGCAGGCTGCTCCGGCTGGGGAACATCAGCGAGGCTACCTACCACTCCCGAATGCGGGAGATCATGACCATCGGACTCTAGGAGGACCACCATGTTGCAGTTGCGCGTTGTGAAAGTGGAACGGCCAATCGGATCCATGGCATGTGCTGTCGGCGTGGACAAGAAGGGGCGCAAGGTGCGCTTCCTTGGCGACGCCCGGATGATGGTGGACGTCTCCGAGGCCCTGCGCTCCAGACGTCGGCCACGGGTGACAGTCGAGTTTTGGCAGGTCGTAGCCTAGAAGGGCTTGCAAGAAGACATCACGTAACTTACACTACTGAAACATCTGACGGAGGTAGGACCATGCACGAGGGACCAAGTGCACTCCAGCATCGGCATCATTGCCCGCATTGCCACAGGGTGACCATCGATTCTAACCGCGACGTCGTCACTTGCAGCAACCCAGCTTGCGGCAAGCTGATCGAAACGCCACCGCAGGCGACCATGCTGCTCAGTAAGGCAGCGTTTGGGTCTCTGGTGGAGGAGTCTCAGCGATGACCGGGCGCCATTTGACAGTGAAGCTCCACGGCGGTGGAGAGGCCGAGTCGATCGATTTGGCTTACACCGGCGGTCCGGAGGGGAAGCTGCAGCTCGACATCTGGGCCCGCGGTGGCCGGCAGGATGGCGTACCTGCGATCCAGATCCTTGCGACGGGGCAGGATGTCTCCAACGTGCTGAAGGCCATCAAGTCGGTGATGCCGTGAGATCTGCCTACCTCACAATGCCCACGGCAGTCCGAGCTGTGGTGAACAACTACAGCGCGCGGGCCCCGTGGCTGCGAGACGACCTCGAACAGGAGGCCATCATTGCGATGATGGTCGCGAAGAAGGCGTGGAAACCCGGTCTCGCGCCGCTCGACCTGTTCCAGGCCAAGATCGTGGCGCGCGAGCTGCGCTTCTTCATCGCCCGATCGTCGAGCCCTGTGTCGGCGACCAGGGAGGTGTTCCTCAAGCGGCAGTTTCAGACAGAGACGCTCGACCCGAGCAATGAGCTTGGGCGGGCTGTCCATCCAGCGATGGAATTCGAGATGGACCTGAAGCGGGCTGTGGCCGAGGTCGTGCGAATCCTCGACGGGGTCGACTCCGGGACTGCCGACGTCATCCTTGGCGAGTCCCCGTCCCGCGAGGTGGCGAAGTCGGCGCGACTGCCCATTCGCACGGTCTACAAGCGCGTCTGGAAGGCTCGTCAACAGCTGCACCGAAACCCGCGCCTCAAGGCGTATCTGGAAGGAGAATCCTCGTGAGCACACCGATCAACGACGTCTCGATATTTGGCCAGTTTCCAGCGCCGGGGCCGCAGCCGCCCGACCCAGGATCTCCCCCACAGGTCGACACCGGCAACGGCGAAAAGGAAGCGTGGATGCGAGCCTTCCACGAGCTGGAGGAATGGCGGAGAAAGGCACGGGCACATCTGCTCGCGGCCGAGTTGGCGCGTCTGCAGGAAGCGCGATTGCGCGAGCTCGACGGGGCCAAGGATGGTCATGTGCTCGGGCAGACCTTCGACATCGTGACCACGCTGCTGCTCATCGGCAGCATGCTGCTCGAGAAGGAGCTCAGCCGGTCGCACGCCGCGGAAGCCTTCCAAGGCACCGAGATCGGCAAAATCCTGCAGGCGTTGGCGTAGCCATGAAGACGCGCGAACGACAGCGCACGCTGATGGCAGAGAAAGGCTACCTCACGATGGATGAGGCGGCGGAGTTGGTCGGTCTCACCCGGACTGCCATCAGTCTGTGGTGCTCGGATGGCAAGATCGAATCCACGAAGTTGGGGAAGCACCGCTACATCAAGCGGGACAGCCTCATGAGGCACTTGGGAGCCGATGCCACGCAGGCGCTCGGCCTCGTGGAAGCGAAGCCCGCCCGGGGAAAATCCTAGCGACTCCGACAATGATACTGGCCAGGAGGGATCGATGAGCGACAAGACACTTGCGACCACCGCGACCCAAGAGGTGGCGAAACCAGCAGCATTCTCGTTCGATGTCGATGTCCAACGCGTGATCGCTATTCGTCGAGCCGTCGAGGAGATCATCGAGAAGGTGCTCGTGGAGGGCGAGCATTATGGGGTGATCCCAGGAACGAGCCAGCCCGACAAGAAGCCCAAGAAGGCTCTGTTGCAGCCGGGCGCAGAGGTGCTGTGCCAGGTGTTCCGCTTTCGTCCGAAGTACGTTGTCGAGACGAAGGAGGAGCGCCCGGACTTCATCCTGCGCGAGTACCGGTGCGAGCTATACAACGTGGTGACTGGCGAGCTGGTCGGAGAGGCAATCGGCTCCGCCAATTCCCGCGAGGAGAAGTACCTCGTGCAGACGGCGGCGCGCCTCTGCCCGGTGTGTAACAAGCCGACGATCATCAAGGGCAAGGACGAGTTCGGGGGCGGGTGGCTCTGTTTCGCGAAGAAGGGCGGGTGCGGGGCCAAGTTTGTCGACGAAGACAAGAAGATCCTCGACCAGACCGGCGCCGTCAGCTCGGACAAGGTGCAGAACCTGCACAACACCATCATCTCGATTGCGCAGAAGCGCGCGTTCGTGAAGGCCACCAGGACCGCGACGGCGACGTCGAACATCTTCACCGACGAGCCAGATGATGTTCACGGAGATGACAAGGACGCTGGCGGCAAGGGGTCCGGCCAACCGCAATCAGGGAAGCCTGCCACGTCGATCAAGGCTGACGCGACGAAGATCCGCGACCTGAACTTCGCCCTGCGAGACGCCGGGATCGGTCTCGCCGGCACGGAGAACATGGCCAAGGGGGAGAGGGATCCGGCCATCCTCAAGAACCGCCTGGAATGGATCAACGCCCGCCTGGAAGAGGCAGGCCAGACCAAGGTGTCCAGCCTGATGGACCTCACGCCAGACCAGGCCGACATGCTCATGGGCGAAGTGAAGAAGGGCGGCAAGTAGTCCATGGCGAAGAAACGAACGCGCCCGAGCAGCCTGCAAATGGCCGAGAGCTGCGCCCGAGCTCCGTACCTCTCGGCGAAGTACAACCAGTCGATGGAGAACACACGGTTCGGGGGCGACGTCGACCGTCAGGTGAGCACCCTGCTGAAGGGGAATCTGGACGACCTGCCGGAGGACCAGCCGATCCACCCGGAGACTCAGATCATCCTCAACTGGCTGGCGGAGAACTATCCTGCCTCCGACTGGGAGTACCACGTGCAGGAGAAGGTCACGCTGTTAGACCCGATGTCCAGCGCTGACCCGCCGGACGAGCTTACCAACGGCACGCCAGACCTGATCTGCGTGCACCGGACGGAGCCGATCTTCGTCGATATCGACTGGAAGTCGATCGGTCAGATGTGGGCCGCCCACCTGGCACCGCCAGACGAGAACCTGCAGCAGCTCTCCTATGTCGCCGGTTTCTGGCTAGCGTCGAGTCGCAAGTTCGAGTCGGCGAGGATCGTGCTCGCGTGCTGGGATGCCCGCGGTGTGAAGCCGCTTGAGTCGCAGCCGATCTTGGCCGACCAGCTCGGCGACATCGTGAGGAGAATCGCCGCAGTCCCCGGCATCGACCTGGAGGAAGTCCAGCCGGAGGCATCCGTGGGGGATCACTGCGACCACTGCTACCAGCGCATGCATTGCGATGCCCACCTGCTGCCGGCCGGCGCACTGGTGAAGGCTGGGCTGACGAGCGGAGAGGCTGCCGTCGCAGGATTCGAGGAAGCTTCTGGCCAACTCGACGCTGAGAGCGCTGTGCGTGCCCTGGCCTGGATGGAACAGGCGAAGCGCGTGCTCAAATCGGCCCAGGGGATGGTCGATATCGTCGAGGCGAACGTCAACGCCTATTCCGTGCGTGAGGGACCAATCGTTGCCGGGGAGATGGCTTATGGACCATGCCTGTCAGCTGGGAAACGCATGGGGGCTACCGTGGCCACGCTCGAGAAGGAGGGTCTGCAGCGGCTTATCCGGCCGGGCAAGCCTGGCGTGCGGTACAAATGGTTCCGGAAGTCCGATCTGTGACGTCGGGCAAACCTGACCGCAGACGACAATAATCCAGATCGAGGACACACATGCCACAGCAAGGTTCACTTTTCGAAGCTGAGTTCGTCAGTCAGAACCCAGCTCGCAACGAACAGACCAGGTCGGCGATTGTCGAAGTGCAGAACTACATCGTCGAGAAGGTTGCGGAGCGACATGGGGGGTACGCGCCGGTGCCGAACGATCCGGTGTTCACGGCCGTCGAGTGCCTGACCCATCTGGTTGGTGGGCTGATCGCCGAGAACCGCTCGCTCCACGAGAAGATCGCCAACATGGACTTGCGTCTGCGCGGGCTCGATAACAAGCGACCAGCGACATCGTAGCAATGAAGATCATCTACAACGACCGCCAAATCACCCTTGCCGAGTTTTCTAACCTGCCGCCCGAACCGATGGAGACCACCATGCCCAACGACCCCGATATCAAAGTGACCCACCTGCGCTTCCGCGACTTTCGCGGCATCAGCGCTCTTGACCTGGACATCCCTCCGAGCGGCGTGGTGTTCAGCGGCACAAATGCCGCCGGGAAGACCAGCGCCCTCATGGGGCTGCGAGCCGCGTTCGAAGCGATTGGCATTGGCCCGGACGCAATCCGGTTCGACGCTGACAAGTTCGAGCTGGTCGTCGACACGAACCGATTCCAGGTGCGGCGGGTGACGACTCGCAAGAGCACGAGCAGCGAGATGCTCGGCTCGGACGGCGTGCCCATCCCGCGGGCGAAAGAGCAGATGCGCCAGATGCTCGGAGAGGACAGCCTCGACCCTCTGAAGCTGTACCTGTCAGACGCCAAGGATCGGCGGAAGCTGATTCTATCCGCGTGTCCAGTGCAGATCACGGTCGAAGATCTGAACGGCTGGTGCGAAACACAGCAGGAGTGGAACACCGATGGCCACGGGCAAGAGGTGTTGTCCCGCGTGCGGCAGATGTTCTTCGACAAGCGCACGAACGCCGGGCGAACGGTGGACCAGGCGAAGGCCGTGATGGAAGTAAAGCAGCGTGATGCAGACGCGATCCGCGTGACCGAGAAGGTCGACCCTCCGGAAGTGGTTCGCACGCACGTCGCCGCGATCGAGCGTGATCTGGCGGTGCTCAGCGAGCGCAAGCGGGCGGCGCTCGAGCAGGAGGAGGCCCTCGCATCTACCAAGGTCAGGATTACCGAGATTCGAACGGCGATCGAAACGCGGATCCTCTCTCAAGAGAGGAAGCCAACCAGTGACGAGGTGGCCGAGGTCGATGCCAGGGTTAATGCGGCGGCCAAGCGTTTCGAGGAGGCGACCAGGGAGCTCGAGGAGGCAAGGAAGGCGCAAGCTTCGCTAGACGACCGACTGAAGATCGCAGAGGATCAGCAGAAGGACATCGACAGCCTCATGTCGCAGGCCAAGGATCTCGAAGCATCAGTCGTCAACGTGCAGTCGGAGTGGAACCCGGAGTTTCACGCTCACGTCGTCGCGGACAAGGAAAAGGATCTGGAGCAGGCGAAGGCCAACGTCCAGATGGCAGAGAAAGCTCAGCGCCACAAAGCAGCGCAGGCAGAGGTAGAGGAAGCCGAGCGCACATACCGGGAAGCTGAGTCGGCCTGGGCGAAGCTCGACCGCATCGTCAAACGCCTGACCGAGGAAGCGCCTGCCGTGCTGGCCAAACGGTCGAACCAGATTCCAGGCCTGGAGGTCACGCCTACCGCCATCTTGCTCGACGGCAAGAACATCGACCTGCTCAGCGGGGCAGAACGCATGCGGCTGGCCGTGGAGGTGGCCAAGCGAGCAGCACGCAAGGCGAAGATTCTCACCATCGACGGTCTCGAGCAGCTCGCCCCGTCGAACCAACCCGAGTTTGTGCGGATGTGCCTCGAAGGTGGGTACCAGCTGTTCGCGACTCGGGTCGCTGACGGAGCCCTCGACATCGTCGATTGCTACCAGCTGGCGCACAAGGAGTAGGAGACCAACACGGGCTGATGCTCAGCCGTCGCAGCACCCTCAAACGGTACACCACACTTAGGCGAGCTCGCCCCATCAAGCGAGTCTCGCCTAAGCCTCGTTCTGGTGGAGAGCCCGAGCGCCGCGCCTGGATTCGGTCCCTCCCATGCTGCGCCCCTGGCGCCCCTTGTGGCTGCTACGGGGCATCCGACCCGCACCATGCCGGCAGGAAGCCAGGCATGCGCCTGAAGGCCCCAGACGATACGGTAATCCCGCTGTGCCGGCAGCCTGTGCCGGCAGCACCACACCGACGTTGATGCCTTCTCGGGTCCCTTCCGCGGCTGGACCGGGGAGCAGTTGCGGGCCTGGCAGGACGAAAGGATAGCGGAGTACCAAGAGCGATTTCAGCGTAGGAAAACCGTGACGTTCCCGACAATAATCCCGGTATGAAACGCACGCGACACTTCGAACCTCCAGTCCGCCACATCTACACGCCACCCAAGACGGTAAGCCAGCGCCAACTGCTACTCGATAGGAAGGCAGGGCTCGAGCTGGGTATTCGAGCAGCAAAGAAAGCCGCCAAGACCGCCGGTACGGTGGCCGACGTGCGTGTGATGAATGACACACTTCGGTCAGTGAAGGAAAAGCTCGCCAAGCTCGGCCCAGTCTCTTGACCGTCGTCAACCAATAGAAGTATCCGTAGCCATTGACAATTTGCGAACCGTGGATCCCGGGTATTGACTGCCTACGTGCAGTTACAGTACCGTAACGAATGCTCTCACGTGATGAACCAGGACCAGATAGTTTTTGCTCGTGCCCTCAGTGCTGCGCCTCCGCCGCTTGTCCTGGTACGTGTGAGCAGCGATCGTTCAGGCGTCGACGGCGTGGCCTTGAGGGCACGAGCTAGCGGCGGCTCGTCACCCGCCGGTCGGGCCGCCGCTGGCACGGAGGGGCGCCGAAATCGTAAAGTGGTACCGAGGGCGTGTCCGCTACGGTACAGGAAAATACAGGCCCGACGGCACCGAATGGAAGGCCTCGGGTTTCTTCCCGTCGGTCTCGGTCCTGTGGAAAGTGAGCGACTATAAGTGACCTCGCTCTGTTGGAGGTACACACAATGACTGGCGAGCGACCACACGCCCCAGACGTGTCGATCAGCATGTCTCTGCACCTCGGGGACAGCATGCGCGAGACAGCGCATCTCTCGCCCGCCGAGATGGGGGCCCACATGCGCCTGACCATGGCGTCGTGGTCGCACGGAGGATACCTACCGGCGGAGCCCGACCGCCTGAGGAGGCTGGCAGGAGTCGATGTCGATGATTGGCCCTCGATTTGGTCCGTGGTGCAGGAGCTGTGGACAGTATCCGATGACGCAAGAATCTACCACCAGAGGACCCTGGAGGAGATTGAACGCGCTAGGGCAAAGAAAGCTAGCCACCAAGCTAGGGGAAAGCTGGGAGGACGGCCAGCTAAAGCTCAGCTTAAGTTGGAGGAAAGCTCAGCTTTAGCTGAAGGTAAAGCTAACAGCAAACCTAACGGTAACCTGTCGGCTAGCAGATCAGCTCGTCCTGATGTGTCTCAGGATCGCGGCAATCCGGTAAGTAGTGAATATTCCACAGCCGAGGAAAGCTCAGCTTTAGCTGAAGGTAAAGCTGGAGGAAAGACGCCTCCGCCTCCGCCTCCGCCTCCGCCAGATCTTCAGAAAAGGGGATCCGGATCCCCTACGGTAGTGGTAGGTGATGGCAGTAGTACACAGCACGTAGTACCAGCTGGGAAGTTGCGTCCATCGAACGCAGCCGATTTGCTTTGGTGTCTCCGGATCGCAATGGAGCAGCATAGGCCTGAGCTCGGGATGTGGTCTGGAGGCAAGTTCGCGCAGAAGGATGCCCGCGAGTTTCTCGAAGGCTTTGGAGGCAAGCTGGATCTCGACGAAATCGAACGGAGGATCGAGCTGTTCGCGAAAAACGACGACATGAAGCCGTGGACGATGGACAAATTTGTCAGGTGCTACAATGCCTTGGGGTCGACGGGAGGGACAGGCTGGTCATCGCGATCCAAGCCCGGCGTGAGCGACGCCATGAAACGGGAGTTTGGCCTTGAGTGACTTGGTTGAGCGGAAGAGGCTGTTCATCGCTGGCATGGCAGCCTTGGCCGATGCATTCGATATCTCGCTGAGGGATGCGCGGGTCGCCGTCTACTGGTCAGTCCTTGGCCGATACGAGACCAGTGCGCTGAAGAAAGCCCTGCAGGAAGCGCTTGAGAACGAAAGCAGGTTCCCTTCTGTCGCCGACATCCGGAAGTACATCGAGCCGCTGCTCGACCCTCGGCATCCTCCGACCTCGTACAAAGTCCTCGGGTAAACAGGAGAGTATTCGCCAATAATCGCAATTCAGGACCGCCGTGCAGTACCAAGCAGATCTTGACAAGACCCCACCGCATGACCGAGCCGCAGAGCTCGCCGTGATCGGGTGCGCTCTGGTCACGCCAGAGGCTATCGTAGAGGTCGGAGAGCTGTACCCGACCGACTTTTTCTCGCAGGAATGTCAGGAGGCTTGGGGGGCGATCCAAGGCCTCGTCGGTGAAAGCTTGGCAGTAGATATCGTGACCGTTGGACAGCGGCTGAAGGACTCCGGGTGCGCGGATCGGTTTGAGGGCGGTTGGGCAACCTGGGCGGTTTCGGCGAGCTCGAATGTTCCAACCGTGCACAACGTGAAGCATTACGCAGACATCGTCCGTAACAAGGCTATCTTGCGCAAGCTGATCGCAGTGGCCATCGAGACGATGTCGAGAAGCTATTCAGGGGCGAAGGCCGAGGACGTGTTGCTCGACCTCACTTCAGCCGTGTCGGAGCTTCAAACCAGGGCCACGAGCAAAGAGCCTGCGCTGCTGAAAGACGCCATTCCAGTCGCCATCGAAACCATCAGCATGAAGTGCGACCCGAGAAATCACAACGTGCTGGTGCGGACAGGAATAGCCCCCTTGGACGCACACATCGGAGGGTTGGCACCGGAGGAAATGGTTGTTGTCGCGGCCAGGCCTGGAGTCGGGAAAACGAGCTGGGCGAATGGAGTGGCTGAGTACGCGGCTGGAGTTTGCGGGATACCGACTCTGTACATCTCCGTCGAGATGTCCCAGCAGCAGCAAATCGAGAGGTTCATTTCGATGGAGAGCGGGATCCCTGCGACGGCATTCCGCTCGGGAAGAATCGACGGGAAGACGCTGACCCTGGACCATCACAAGAAGGTCCTGCAAGTAGGCGAGCGGCTGATGAAGATGCCGCTCTGGATAGACGCCGAGTCGATGACCCTCGGGCGTATCTTGAGCACCTCTCGACGGTGGCACGCAAAGCACGCGGTTGCCTCCGGCATGAAGATTTGTCTCATCGTCATCGACTACCTGCAGCTCATAGCAATGCAGGCGCAGGAGAAGCCTATCCCACGCGAGCAGCAGGTAGCGATGATTTCGAAGTCCTGCAAGTGGCTGGCGAAGACTCTGAAGTGCCCGGTGCTCGTGTGCAGCCAGCTCAATCGCAAGGTGGAGGAGCGAGGTGGGGAGCCAGTGTTGTCGGACTTGAGGGAGTGCCTTACCGGCGAAACGCGCATCTGGGACGCAGCTACGGGAGGGACGGTCTCCGTGCGCGATTTGTCAGCCGGCGGAAATGCTCTCGTGTGGGGTATTCGCGACCGGTACCAGATCGGATCCGCAATGGTGAGTAAGGCCTGGTCGACAGGCGTAAAGCCGGTGTACCGAGTGCAAACCGCCAGTGGCCGGGTGATACGAGCAACCGGGAATCATCCGTTCCTGACGGTTAGTGGATGGACGAAACTTGCCGAGGTGGCGCTCGGAGAGCGTATCGCTGTACCACGCTTCATCCCGCAGCATGCGTGTAAGTATAACCCGCACACCGTCGACCAGCTTCGTCTGCTCGGGTTCCTGATTTCCGACGGACACTATGGAAAGAACAGGTCGGTCGGATACGTGAAGGGAGACCACGTCCTTGTCGACGAGGTCCGGAGGATAGCGAAGTCCTCCTTTGGTATCGACGCCAAAGATCATCCCTGCCATGGAATCGCACAGCAGATCGAGCTCACCACGAAGCAAGCTGGCCCGGGGTGCAATCCGGTGATCAACTGGCTGAAGGCGCTTGGCGTTCACGGTCAGTTGGGTCCGAAAAAGCGGATACCAGAATCGGTGTTTACCTGCGACAATGACCATGTTGCGGAATTTCTGGGTGCACTTTGGTCAGGCGATGGCTCTGTGGTTCAGAGGAAGACGGGGGGATGGGTACTCAAGTTCGCATCGACCAGCAGAGGACTCCTGCAAGACATCCAGCGCATGCTGTTGCGCTTCGGAATCGTGAGCGTGTTGGGTAATCCAAGACGCAACAGCAAGTCGACGATGGACATAGCCACTGTCACGATCGGAGATGGGGATGCAATTGCCGCATTTGCAAGGCAGATTAGGCTCCATGGTGAGAAGCAGCGAAAACTGGAGATTGCTGCCCAATGGGTTGCCAGCGAGCGCGAGCATGAAAATGCCAGGGCAGATCGCATGCCAATCGAAATCACTGCTCATGTTTCGGCATTGAAAGAGAAGCGTGGATGGTCATGGGAAGAACTAGGATATCGCTGTCAGAAAAAGGAGATGAGCCGCGCTTCTCTGGGCAAAGTCGCTCGTAAGCTCGACGACGACAAACTGCTTGCCCTTTCCGATAGCGACATCCTGTGGGATCAGGTCGTGGCAATTTCCCCGGACGGCAACGAAGAAGTGTTCGATGTCTCAGTGCCAGCCATGGGGAACTTTGTCGCCGATGGCTTTTTTGTCCATAACAGCGGCGCCATAGAGCAAGATGCAGACATCGTGTTCTTTCTGCACCGGTCGGAGGATGAACAGAGCACCGTCGAAGGCGAAGTCATCTCGTGGCTCATCGCCGGAAAGAACCGCAACGGCCCGGTCGGAAAGTACAAGATGAAATTCGTTGGCGGGCGGACGAAGTTCTTCGGTGCCGAGCAGGATGACGACGGGGCCCGGGACGCCATGGGCGATCCTGCCGATGATCCACATTGGAGCGACAGATGACGCCACAAAGCCGCAAGCTCTGGAGGATCCACGACAAGGCCTTCCGCCAAGCCAAGGCAGATGGGGCATGCTTCGACTGCGCAACTGACGCCGGGTTCGCTGCGACGGATACCGTCGCCGGACAAACGAGGGTGGCCAAGCTTTGCCCGAAGTGCACACGCAACACGAAGGAAAGGACGACACCATCATGGCCATGCTGAGACGACTGCCCGTAAAGCTCACCAACGAGGAGTTGCTTGACCGGAGCAAGTCCCTAACCACGGAGCTCGACAAGAAGGACGCCCTAACTGCCAAGAAGAAAAGCGAGGCGGAGAAGATCGCGGGCGACATCGCCCTAGTCGAGGAAGGAATCCAAGCCCTGCGAAAAGCGCTCCGTGACGGAGAAGAAGAGCGCGATGTCGAGTGCCACGTGCACAGGGACTTCGACAACCACACGGTGGTGACGATCCGTAACGACACCGGCGAAATCATCGAGGAGCGGCCCATGACCCAAGCCGAGCTGCAGACGTCACTGCTCGACCGTGGCGCCGAGCAACACGGGAAGCTTCTCGCAATCAACGGCGACAAGCCGAAGGGAGACGAAGAGAAGGACAAGCCGAAGAACTGAACCGACACACGAGGCTGGACCACCATTCGAAAGGAGACCATATGCGACGACCGAAACCACCTACGAGCATCAACAACGTCAACGTCAGCCCGACAGCACCAGCGGACAAGCCCGGCGGAGAAAACCCGATCGAGGTTACGATCCGTCCGCTGAACCTGCAGCGCACGACCATCAAGATCCGCGGCATCAGCACGCTGATCATGCACGCCTGGAGTCAGAAGGCCATCAAGATGATCGAGGACAAGCAGCAGAAGAAAGCCACGGGGCCGCGGAAGGCGAAGGACCCGCAGGCCGACTTCGAGAGCGCGCGATATCGCATCGACAAGAACACGGACGGGATCCCGGCCATCGCGCTGAAAGCGTGCGCTGTCGAGGCCGGCGTGTTGCTCGGGCTGAAGAAGACGAACTTGCGTAAGTCCTTCTTCGTTGGGCCCGACGGCGAGGAGCTCATCCCCATCATCGTGGCCGAAGAGCCAGCGATGAGGCGGGACATGGTGCGAGTCGGGATGGGCACCAGCGACGTGCGGTACCGACCGGAGTACAAGGACTGGAGCTGCGAGATTCCGATCGAGTTCAACGCCGACGCGATCTCGGCCGACCAGCTCGTCAACCTGTTCGACCAGGGCGGGTACTCCGTCGGGGTCGGCGAGTGGCGGCCCGAAAAGGACGGGACGCACGGAAGATTCAGGGTGGTAAGCGAATAGCTGCCCATGCTGAACCACCTGGCACAGTTGCCGCGCCCTTCCCTCGACCTGACAGAAGGAGACTGTGAGATCGTCCGCAAGACGCTCGAGCAGTTGAAGTCGGAAGGGCGTGCGACACCAGATGCATTCCTCACCGCAGCGGAGCCGGAGGACAGTCCGCTCCATAAGTTTTTCGAGTGGGACAACGACCGGGCTGCGCACGAGCACCGCCTACTGCAGGCGCGCCAGCTCGTTCGCACGGTTGTTCTTCGTCCCGTCCGCGTGGAGACGACCAGGAAAACCATCAGCGTTCGCATAAATCCAAGCGTGCGAGAGGAGGATGAGGACGACGAGCGACCGGAGCCAAGACTGCCTCTTCCGACCCCGATACCAGAAACGCAGGTGACAAGAGGGAAAATCAAGGAGCTGGCGGATCGAATCGAGGATGCGCTCAAAGATGCCCGTGGAACCATGGACATCTTCGACGAGATGAGAACGCTGCGCGAGATCTTGGCAGACCTACGGCAAAAAGCACCCTGGGAGGGAAAGCGTTGCCCGAAGTGCAGCTTGCTCGGGCATGCTCCAGGCTCACGCTTCTGCACCCCGGTGAACCAGTGTCTAGGAAGAAAGGCGATCGACTGACATGGCAGTAAGGGTTGGCTGGGCTTGTCTTGGATCGGCCGTCAGGTACTGGCTAGTCTGGTCGTGGCTGCGCAGGCAGTCATGGCTGGTCGGGGCGTCGATTGGCGTGGCCGTCGGGTTTGGGAGCGGCCAGGAAAGGCGGGTCCAGGCCAGGCAGTATGGGCTGGTCATGGTCGGGACATGAAGGCTTGGCTAGGCAGGCAAGGCGAGGTACGTCGGATCATGGGTAGGAACGGCAGGCGTCGAATGGCAAGGATGGGCCTCGGTGGCAAGGCCTGGCAGTCAGGGCTTGTCTGCGCCAGGAAGGGAATGGTTTGGACAGGCAGGGCATGGATCGGCAGGAGCGGCCAGGATTTGTTGGGACAGGCGGGTCAAGTCGTGGAGTGGCAGGCATGGCTAGTCTCGGCGACGACAGGAGGGGATGGGCAGGAAGTGCTAGGCTTGGTTTGTACCGGATCGGAGGGGCAGGCGGGGCTAGTTGTGGCCCGGAACGAAGCGGAAAGGCAGGGCAGGCATGGACGTAGAGCAAATTGACTTGAACCACATCAAGAGAGCGGTGTTCGAGCTCGTCTGGAAGGAAGATGGGCGAGTCACGCTGTTCATCAACAAACACGACAGCCGCGTGTTCCCTCAACCGGGACCGGGGATTCTTTCTTCAGGCAGCAAGAATGATCGGCATCTCAAGGCCGAAAGAGATGGGATTTCAGGAACGATATCCGTCCGTTGGAGAAGTGAGAGTGGTGGAATCTCAAGCACGGCCAGCGAAGGGATCCCGCCAGTCGAGGTATTTCTTCCGTGGGAGTGCTTGGCCGGCATCTCGCTGGGCAATCCGAATGCTCCAGTGTTCGCTGGCGTTTGGGCTCTGTGGGAGGGCTTCACCTCGGACAATGACGTCGAGGTCCCGACGAAACAGATGTGCTGACGACTATGATGTTCACGGCGAAGATAGGCGACATCCTCCGCTGGGACGCACAGTCGTGCTCGGTTCTTCTCGTGCATGCAGGCGACAATGCGGAGGCGGTGGCATTTCTGCGCAAGAACCGAGACGCCATTGTGCAGGTGACCGTCGAACTGGCCAAAACGAAGGAGGTGAAATAGCCAGATGCCACAGGCGCAGCTCTTTGCCGAGGAGCCCAGAGCGGTGTTCAGTGACGACCGTCGCTACCGGTATCGACTTTGGCGAACCGTCGAGGACGTTGCGATCCTGAAGCGCAAGGCGGTGATGATCGGGCTCAACCCGAGCATTGCCGACGAACACGTGTTGGACCCGACTCTGAAGAGGTTCTTGTCCTTCTGCCGACTCTGGGGCTGCTCGCGTATGGAGGTGGTCAACCTGTTCGCGCTCGTCAGCACTGATCCGTCCGGGCTGTACACGTGCGCTGATCCGGTCGGACCTGGGAACGACTTGGCCATCGACGTAGCTGTGGTCGATGCAGACGTCATTGTCGCATGCTGGGGAGCCCATCCAATGGCTGCGAAGCGGGCATCCGACGTGCTCAGTATGCTCGGTACCAGGCAGCTGATGTGCTTCGGGCGCAACCACGACGGCTCTCCCAAGCATCCGCTCTACCTGCCGAAGACGGCCGAGCTGTCGGTGTATGCATGACCACGCTAGATTCGGTACTGGAAGTGCTGCGCGGGATGCGCATCATGTTCTCGGACGAGAAGGAGCTACAGGACGCGGTCGAGAAGGCGATGACGACCGCGAGTATCCCTCACCAGCGAGAGGCTATCCTCGGGCCTCGCGACCGGATCGACTTCATGGCGGACGGGGGGATCGGAATCGAGTGCAAGATCGACCACAGCCGGGCGGACTTGCTGAGACAGCTGTTCCGCTACAGCAAACAGCCACAGGTGCGCGTCTTGGTTGTGGTGCTAGGGAAGCTGCGACTGTCCGCGCTCCCTACCGAGATGAACAACATCCCCATCCACGTGGTCAACCTCGTGAGGGCCTTCGTTTGAGCGGGCAAGTCTCTCTATTCTCGAAAGTAGCCGAACCTGCGGCTAAGTCTGCACATGCTGGGGTGGTCAGAGCGGTACGAATCTACGGGAAGGTGATCTACAACGTGGCCAAGCGGGCCTGGGAGATCGACTGCGAGCCGCAGGTAAGGCAGCGTCTGAAACGGGTGTTTCCGCGGATCAAGGCGGGAGCGGTCGACCTTTGCCTCGAGGACAACATCGACGCCGGGCGGGACCTGGCGTGGTTTCTCGATCGCTATCCAATGGAGATCTCACCGGCAGACATGCGGCTCTTGCGCGAGCGAGAGACCGAGCACCGCGTGCTGGTTGAGGACATCGGACGGATCATGCAGTCGGACTATGTGCCGACGGACATCACGTTGGCAATACCGCTGCGCAACTACCAGGCGCAGGCAGTCGATCTGACGAAGCGGGTGTTCGGGCTGCTCGATGCGGATGATCTCGGAGTCGGGAAGACAGCCATTGGAATCGGATTGCTGGCCGATCCAAGGGCGCGTCCGGCGCTGGTCGTTACGTTGACCCACCTACCCGGGCAGTGGAAGCGCGAGATCGAACGGTTCGCCCCCGGACTCAACGTGCACATCCTGAAGAAGGGAACACCGTACAAGTTCGAGATCCGCGGCGGGCAGGAGTATTTCCCCGACGTCATCGTGACCAACTACCACAAGCTGGTCGGGTGGGCCGAAGAGCTACACGGCAAAGTCCAGACGGTGATCTTCGACGAGGCGCACGAGCTGAGGCGCAGCACGAGTGAGAAATACAGCGCTGCCAAGCGGGTCGCAGCAAAGTCGCGGTATAGGCTTGGGCTCACGGCAACCCCGATCTTCAACTTCGGTGGCGAGTTCTTCAATATCGCGGACGTGCTCCGCCCAGGAGATCTCGGAACGTGGGAGGAATTCTGCACGGAGTGGTGCAGTGGCTTCGCCGACAAGACGAAGGCCACCATTACGAAGCCGAAGGAGTTCGGGGCATACGTGCGCGAAGCTGGTTTGATGATCCGGCGTACGCGCAAAGAGGTTGGGCGCGAGCTGCCGCCGCTTACCATCTGCCCGCAGCTCGTCGATGCCGACCTGTTCTACTTGGACGAGATCGAGACCGAGGCCACCGCGCTGGCCAAGATCGTCTTGTCGGGAGGGGCTAACCCGTTCGAACAGCTGCGAGCAAGCCAGGAGCTGTCATGGAAGCTGCGCCAGGCCACTGGCGTCGCGAAGGCTCCTGCAGTAGCCGAGTTCACCCGCATGCTTGTGGAGGGGGAAGAATCGGTCGTGCTGTTCGGATGGCACCGTGAGGTGTACCGCATCTGGGCGGAGCGGCTGGCCGACCTCGAACCGGTGTTTTTCACGGGAGAGGAGACTCCAGGGCAGAAGGAGGCAGCCGCGCAGGCCTTCATCGGTAAGAAAACCAAGTTGCTCATCATGAGCCTGCGGGCCGGGGCAGGCATCGATGGCCTGCAGAAAGCCTGCAGGACAGCCGTGTACGGTGAGATGGACTGGTCCCCGGCCGTGCACGAGCAGTGCCTCTCGAGCGATACCGAGATATTGACGCCAGCCGGATTTCTCGGGGTTGACGCCGTAAAAGAGGGTGATGAGGTGGCTGCGTTCGACGCTGCGACCGGAGAGATTCGATGGGTTGCCGCGACGAGCAAGGTGGATCGAACTCTCGGCGACGACGAACGGATGTACAGGTGCTACTCGAAGAAGGTCGATTTCCTGGTGACCGGGGATCACCGAATGGTCGTGAGGCGAAAAACCAGAACGACGGCAGGGGTTGGCAGGTCCCAGTGGGAGTTCGACATCGCTAGAAACATCGCGGGGTCGGCAAGACGCTTCATCCCTACGAGCGGGGTTCAGTCATCCGACGGTGTTCCTCTGAGTGACTATGAGCTAAGGCTGCTGGGATGGTTTGTGACCGACGGACATTTCAGTGGGCATCAATTGATCTTCTATCAGGCTGAACAACAGCCGTGGAATGAAGACCTCGTCGAGGTGCTCAACGGATGCGGCATCGGGTGGACGCTCTTTAAGCGACGAGTCGTGCGGCCAAGCGGGGTCACAGTGATGAACTGGTACCACGTACCAAAGGGTAATTGCCCTCGGTGGTCAGAAGAGGAGCTAGACCAACTTCTGGCGGTGACAGGACTCCCCGAGAGACTGGCTCTGGCGAAGAAGATGGGCAGAACAGAGTATGCGCTATACAAAAAACAGAGAAAGTGGGCACAAGGAGAACGCCCGGTCCCGGTCAAAAAGCGAGCTGGGCGTGGATATGAAACCTTGGAAAAATACCTCGATAAGAACCTCAGTCCACACCTCGACTCGATGACGAGAGAGCAATTGCGGGCTTTCCTTCGCGGAGTCAATATGGGCGATGGTGCGAAAGCGATGAAACTCAGCTACAAGATAACGAGCACGAACCGCTTGTTCTTCGACCGCCTCCAATCGCTCTGTGTGCGCCGTGGATTCTCTGCCAATTTGTCGACGCGCAACGCAGTCACCAAAGCAGGGAAGCCGATTTATGATCTGTGGATTGCCGACAAGGCAGAGGCGTCAGTCGCGCGATCAGGTAAACCCGGAGGTTTCGCGGAATGTGCGACCGAGTCTAAAGTTAGGGTGTGGTGCCTCAGCAATGAGCTCGGCACTCTAGTCACGCGCAGGAATGGGAAGGTCGCGATCGTCGGCAATTGCACTGGTCGTCTGTTGCGTGACGGACAACCGGATCCGGTGTTTGCCTATTACCTGCTGGCAGACTGTGGGAGCGACCCGGTCATCTCGGACGTGCTCGGGGTGAAGAGGGCGCAGCTGGAGGGGATTCGCGACCCGAGCGGAAATCTCATCGAGATGGCCCAAACTGATCCGGAACGGGTGAAGCGCTTGGCGGAGGCCTACTTAAGGCAGAGAAAAACGGCACCAGAGCGACAATAATACCGGTGAGCGATGAGCAAGCCTTTTCGCGGGAGACGCGTATGAACAAGACTTCGATCTCGTGGTGCATGAACCCCGACGGAACGCCGGGATTCACGTGGAATCCAGCAGTGGGCTGCTCTCCTGTGTCCAGCGGTTGCGCGAACTGCTGGGCAGCCGCGCTTGCTTCCACCCGGCTCGAACATCTCGCGGCGTACTCTGGTCTCACGAAGAACGGCCGCTGGACCGGATCCGTCCGCTTCTTCCCCGAGAAGCTGGCCGAGCCGCTGCGCCGTCGCAAGCCGGCCGGAATCTTCGTGATAGACATGGGCGACATCGCAATGCTGCCACGCGAGCAGATAGCGGCCATCTTCGGCGTGATGGCGGCGACGCCGCAGCATTGCTATTTCATGCTGACGAAGCGGCCGGGCCTGCTGCGCGAGTGGTTCCGGTGGTGCGGAGATCCCGCGAGCTGGTATCCGTTCGCGGTCGAGCTGGCGAAGCATGGGATCGGATGCAACGAAGAGCTGAGGCAGACCGTCGCGAGTCATCCGTTGCATTTGCCACGTGAAAAGCGCTGGCCGCTACCGAACGTCGTGATCGGCGCCTCGGTCTGCACAAAGGCCGACCTATCCAAGCTCGACGAGCTTCACGAGATTCCGGCGGCCATTCGATTCGTGAGCTTCGAGCCGCTGCTGGAGGACCTGGGCAAGTTGGACCTGCGGGGAATAGGGTGGGCAATACCTGGAGGCGAATCCGGCCCCCACGCCCGCCCATGCCATGTCGGGTGGATTCGCTCCATCGTCGAGCAATGCAAGCAGGCCGGCACGCGGGTGCACGTCAAGCAGCTGGGGACGAATGCGCGCGCTGTCTACAGCAAAGAATCGTTTCGCGAATGGGAGCCGATCGTCGGCCGTAAACGCATTCTGGTCTGGTCCGAGCGCGGACAGGACGACGAGTTCGAAATCCAATTCCGTGACCGTGCCGGCTCCGACCCGTCCGAATGGCCCGAGGACCTGCGAATCAGGCAACCGATTTTCGAGAGGAGCGCGCGATGAAGACCAAACAGCAACCCGCCGAGTGGGTGAGACCGACGAAGGCGGAGAGACGCGATTGGGTTTGCAACCTTCGGTCATGTGGCCGCCGACCAGTCGTGGCGGTCAGAAACGCGACGGGAGGCGCCCGCTGCTCCTACTGTGCGAAACTCGACGGCATCAGGCTGCCGCCCGTGCGCAAGGCGAAGAAGCGCAAGCCCGCGGCGAAGGTCACGACGTGGAGCGGGTGGGGGATTCGCTGCCACTTTGAATTGACCTCATACGCGTCTGAAGAGACGGCTAGAGCTGCGCTTCGGTTGGCCGCGCCAGGGTGCAAGCTCGTCGCCCACGCCCCGAACCAGGTTTGGATCCGCGTGCGTCTGCTCGTCGGCGCCGGCTGCGACCTCGTGCTGGGCCGCGTGTCGTGTGCTCGGCTGGGGTTCGCGCTCGTCAAGTACAAGGGGATTTTGGTGTAGCCATGACCACTCTGTCCTGCGACTGCTCGTGCGGCGATTACGATAGTTACCGCTGCTACTCCGAGATCATCCGCAAGGCCCGCAAGCCGCACACGTGCTGTGAGTGTGGAGAGGTCATCCAGACGGGAAAGTGCTACCAAGAAGCCACCGGCATCGACTGCGAGGGGACAGCATTTCGCTATCGCACATGTATCGGCTGCGCGAACATCCGCGCGAAGTATTGTCCAGGGGGCTTCCTCTTCGGCGATCTGGCCGAGCAAATCATGGACTGCCTCGGATGGGACTACCGCGACTCGCCCGAGGAAATCGTGTGCGACGAAGATGACGGGCCGTCACTGTATGGAGAACAGCAATCATGAACACTGCAACCCCCGACCTTATCGCTACCTGTGGCGGTGGCATCATCTTCACCGCCGACAGCATCCGCGGCATTCGCGAGGGGAGGAAGACGCGGACGACGCGGCTGATGAAGCCGCAGCCGCCCGAATGGTGCGATCGATGTGGACACACCTATTTTACTCCGAAGGGGAAAATCAGTTTTCGCGGAATCCACCAGGAACACGGTCCAGCTGAGAAGTTCATGCCGGGACCACGCTACCTTCCCGGCAAGCGCTACTACTGCAAGGAGACATGGGGAGACGCCGATCATTACTACCAGGGCCACGTGAACGATTGTCCAAGCGTAGTTGCCTACGGCACACGCGAAGCCATTCGCTTCAATGCTGAGGAGCCTCACGAGATAGAAGCTCGCGATATCGAGAGTTGGAATTGGAACAAGATGAAGTGGCGCTCGTCAATGTCCATGCCCCGCTGGGCCGCCCGCTACGTAATCGAGATCGACGACGTCAAGCCAATCCGCCTGCAGGAGATGACGGAGGAGATGGCATTCGAAGAGGGCTGCGATGGACCGCACGCAACCGTCATCGCTGGAGACATCAGCGAGGTGGGTCCAGATTCTCCTGTCCACGATTTGATGGATCGATGGGACGCGCTGAACGGCAAGAAAGCACCTTGGGCGAGCAATCCATGGTGTTTCAGCTATCGATTCCACTTGGTGCAGCCATGACCCGCTACCTCATCCCCCTCGCTCTCGCCTGGGCCATCCTGCTGTCCGGCGTGTGCCGAGCCGACGCTGCCCGCGCAGTCTCGCTCCTCTGCCCGCCCGGCAGCGCCTACCTCGCGCCGTTGGTCGATTCGGCCGCTCGGCTGTACTTGCTCCATCCCCACTTGCTGGTAGCCGTGGTCGCGCACGAGAGCCGATGCGACCCCTGGGCGGCGAGTGGCCGCGGAGACTTCGGCCTCGGCCAGATTCGCATCGGCGGGTCGGCGGCCCTGGGCGCGGCCGCGCTTGAGCTGCAGGGCCCCGCCCTCAACCTCGCCCTGACCGCTCGCCACCTTGCCCGATGCCTCGTGCTCTGCGGGGCGCTCGGGCCGGCGCTGTCGGTGTACTCGGGACATCGGCGGTGCCGAGCAAGCAGGTACAGTCGCGCGGTGGTCGCGCTGCTGAGGATGACGTTTCGGGAAAGGAGCTGACCCATGTTGACCAGGAAACGAATCGCGGAGCTGGGATCCGAGGTAGAAGAGGGCCTGGGAGGCAGGATATCCGACGACGACCTTTTTGACCTGCTGGCCATGGCCGACCCGGCCGAGCGAGAGAAGGACCGCGAGAGATGCCGCCGAAAGGCCGAGGCCGAGAGACGATTCAAGCAGACGTTGCCATTTGCAAGGGAGAGGTGACCATGGAAGCGCAGAAGATGATGACCGAAGAAGAGATGGCGCTGGAGATTGCGAACGCGTGGCGAAAAGGAAAAGCTGCTCCGCCGATTCCAAGATCGGAATGGGGAATGGACAGCTGGCCTGGCAGCTGGGAATGTGCTCACGTAGCCCTCGCCAAAGCACGCGAGATGCTCTGCCCTCCGCTGGAGGCGCGGATCAAAGAGCTGGAGGAGATGCTACAGGCGCAGGGCCGGGCGGTGCAACCGGCAGCGCCCCAATCAGCGCCGACGGTGGTCTCAAACACCGCAACAAGGACGGTGAATTTTGGACCCCAGCCCACGCCGTTCCGCTGGTCGCCGGAGACGGTTGAGGCGTGCAGGGCAGCTCAAGAAAATGGTCAACGAGGGCTGGCTACCATGCTGATGATCGCCGACATCGCCAGGGGAGGTGCAGAGTGACCCAAGACGCAAGCGTGCTACAACAGGAATTCAACGCAGCGGTGGTACTCACCGAGGCTAGGTTGCAGGAATTGGACAACGCTCGTGATGCGGCCAGGCCATCTATGCGATTGCGTCCTCAACTAAGCATCGACGGCAATCAATGGTGCGCGCTGTTCGGGCAGTCTTTGCAAGACGGCGTGGCTGGATTCGGGGAATCTCCAGACGCTGCCTACAAGGATTTCGACCGAGCGTGGATGGAATCTCTGAAGGACAGAGGTGCAAAGTGAGCTTCCCGACGATCGGCGAGCATGTCTTGATTTACTCGGAGCTGGACGGATGGGTGGACGACGTGGTGATCACAGAAGTTGACCGGCGCGGTCCAGGTTTTCGTGTTCGACGTCGATGGCGTGGTGACGTATTGGCACAACGGAGGCCGGTCACTCTCGGTGCGAGAGGTGATCGTCGAGGCTGCCAGGTGTCAGCGCGCGAAGATGAAGCTCGCGGAGCTGGAGCGCTTCGCCGAGCGGGTGATTCCGAGGAATGGGTGAGGGCAGCGTAGTCCTGGAGCTCGGTGGCTTGATGTAGCAACAATGAGGTGATGACCATGGACCGACCACGCTCAGAATGGGACAAAATCGCCTTGAGTGCTGGGCAAGTGTGGAAACTGGACAACAGCGGAGATGTGTTCAGGTTGGAAGAAATCGACGGGCAGAGTGACCGAGGCGATACCTGGAGGGTGAGCTTCTTGAACCGGCAAACTCGGCTACCGGATGGAGAGGTGAGCTTTCTGTTCGCCGAGACCATCAAGCGTAGGTGCAACTACCTAGGAATGGACAGCGTCATTGTCGGCGATGGGGTGGCTCATGCCAGCGCAGCAGGGTGAGGATTTGAGAAAACTTTTTTACACAGACGTGGTAGACTCTTCCGCATGAAGACCAGGCTCATGCATATTGGACTCGTGTTTCTCGGTCTGGGATTGGTTGGAGTTCCGGTTGGGCAGGCGTGGTTTGGAGGAGCGAACATTGGGGCGTCGGTCAGCGTCGGCCTTGTGTTGGCGGTGTTGTACGCCGCGATCGTGAGGGTTGCGAACGTCTGGGCTGATGGCATTTCCAACATGCGGAGGACATTTGCTGTCGTTGGGACTGTCGCTGGAATTGCCGGACCCGTGATCACTGCTTTGTCCACCAATCTACCGGCAGGGTCGAAGGGAGCAATCGCAGCAGGATTCGCCACAGCGCTACTGGCTTCGTGGAAAGCAGCATTCGGTAGTGGAGGGACGGTAGCGATTCCGTCGAGCGAATCTGTGACTGTCCCACTCGACCAGAAGAAGGGAGCGGGAGCCGCGGTCGTGTTGGTGCTAGCTGGTCTGCTGTCAGGAAGCGCCCAGGCGGCCGGTCCGCAGCTCGGCACGTGTGTGGATGCCGGAAACACCTGGTGCGTTCAGCCAGCCACGGCGCTGGGTTGGCAGCTCAACCTAAAGACCGGCGACGTCCGCAACGCGGCTGTGATGGTTGGCTACTCGCTCGTGCACCAGACCGGCTTCGCGATCGGCGCCGGGCTGTATGGAGGAATGGGACTCGCGGCGAGCGGGCCGAATGCGCCCCAGCTGAGTCTCGGGGTGAGCCTGACCAACTTCGGCGCGATTCTGATCGGAGCCCAGAGGGCGAAATTCGCTGACGGGACATCGGCCTACCAGGGCGTGGTCACGCTGGCCGGGACGCTGCAATTTGGCGGGACGCCGGCCTACGCGGGAAAGGCGGTGCAGTGATGCGTTTGTCTCTGTTTTTCTGCGCGGCCGCGCTTTTCCTCGCGTGCGCCACTCCTCAGCCGACGCCCATCCCCGCGCCGACGCCTGCCCCCGCCCCAGACGCCGCCCCGGATCCGTTCTCGGGCGCCCTGTCCGACTGCCACAGCCTGGCAGTCACGTCCGTGCGCTCTTTGGCGGTGGCCGCTACGCGAGCATGCTTGGCGGGCCCGCTCTTTGATAGCTGCCTGGTCGGGCTCTTCCCGAGCTACACGATCGACAGCGTGGTCTGCGGTGTCGTGGAAAACGGCGAAATCACCAATGTGGCGAGGCTCAAGGGGACGGCCACGCCAGAAGATGTGCAGGTCAGCGATGCTGCCGGCACATGGTTGACAGCAAGAAAGGTAGGACTCCGATGAGAATGCTTGGCAAGCTGCCCGCGCGGCGTGACCCACGCACGCTCAAGCTCGAGAAGTACCTTACGGGTGAAGCCCCACACATCCCAGCGGCGCGCGACTGGACTCGCGACACCACGCCGGACACGGATCCGCTTGGCAACACGACCTACGGAGATTGCGCCTATGCGGACATCGGGCACCTCATCACTCTGCTCTTCGCGCTCCAGGGTAAGCCGAGCCCGGTGACCACCGCCGGCATCCTGTCCGCCTACTCTGCGGGCACCGGATTCGACCCGGCGAAGCCGGACACGGACAACGGCGCGAGCATGCTCGACGTGGCCAACCAGTTCCGGCAGGATGGCATCTGCGGCGTGAAGTGCGAGGCTTTCGTCAAGGTGGAGCCCCAGAATCTTGCCTTGGCCATCGAGCTATTCGGCGCGGTGACGATTGGCTTCCGCTTGCCCAACTCGGCCATGAGCCAGGACATCTGGGACGTGGTCCCGAACGACGGCGGCGAGGCGGGCGGCCACGCGGTCTGCGTGGCGGCGCAATCTCCGCTGCTCTTGCCCTGCATCTCGTGGGGCGAGCGGCACCCGATCACTTACCCGTTCCTCGGTCGCTATTACGACGAGATCTACGCCTACCTGGTGCCCGACCTGCTGGTTCCGAACGGGCTCGACCTGGCAGCGTTGCGGGCGGATCTGGCGCTGGTCACAGGGTGAAGTACGTCGGCATCGACGCCGGCAAGCACGGAGCTATCGCCAAGATCGACGATGCGCATGCCGTGCTTGCTATGTGCGACTGTCCCTTGGATGCGCATGGGGAGATAGACAGGTTTGGCATCCTGAAGATGGTAGGTGAGTTGATCGGGCGCGAGCAGGACATGTGCCGGGTTGTGATTGAGCGGGTGCGCGCTATGCCTTACGCGGGGAAGGTGGCGTATGTGCCAGGGAAGCGCCGGGCCTGCCAAGGGACTGAGGCGGCATTCGAGCTCGGCCGGTCGTACGAAGACTGGATGATGGCCTTGGCAGCTTACGGGGTGGCACCGCTCGAGGTGCCCCCTCAGAGCTGGCAGAGCATGATGATCGGGCGCGAGCTGATGCGTCTGCAGAAGGGGAAGGCACCGTCTGCCACGGTGGCATGCAACCGGTTCCCGTCGGCAAGACCGCTACTGTATGGCCCACGCGGAGGAATCATCGACGGCAGGGCGGACGCATTGCTGATAGCCGCCTATGGGGCTGCAACCCTGAAGTCTGGTCATCGGTCCATGTCAGCTAATCCTAGTGCTTGACATCTGTCCAGTAGTGGTTATGCTTCCGGTCATGAGGTCGCAAGATGGGAACCGCGAGGAACATAACGAGCTGGAGTCTGGTACTGGATAGGCGTTGTGCCTGCGGGCACTCCGCCTGCATTGCTGCACAGAAAGCGGCAACCGAGCGTCGCCTGGCAATCCTGCGAGCCCAAGAGCATCTGTTCGACGATTCGAGCAGGCCATCGACAGCGCCGAACCGTCGGCTTGCTCTACCAGCGTTGGCAGCCTAACCAGTTTGCGCTTGACGACAGTGTGTCTGTCGTCGCACAGTAGTGCTTTGAGAGCCGAGGTGGTCCAACCTCCTGCAGAGCATCTAGGCCCCTTCCAGTTGGTCCCTGGGAGGGGCCACTTTTTTGTGCTGGACAGCTTCCGTCGGTGTTACCATGCCATGCATGGCTAAGCGTAAGGACCAAGCCGACGGCCACTCGGCTGTAGCCATCGGCAAGATCAGAGATCGAATCAAAGAGTTTCGTCGGGTGCCAGCGGAGTTACTGCGACCGAGCAGGTTGAACTTCCGTCGACATCCGGAAGAGCAGCGGGCGGCGATGCGGGCTATCCTGACAGAGATTGGATACGCCGGAGCAGCCTTGGCCAGGGAACTGCCAGACGGCTCACTGGAGCTCATCGACGGGCATCTGCGAAGCGAAGAGAGCAGCGGGCAGATGGTGCCGACGTTGATCCTTGATGTGACAGCGGAGGAAGCGGCAACCCTCGTGGCCTTGTACGATCCGATCGGCGATCTAGCGAAGATCGACCAGGCCGCGGTCAATATCGCTCTCGAAAACGTGCAGGTGGACGCGGATCCACTGCAGGTCGTCCTGCTCGAGTTGAGCGGATCAGGGCAACTGGTTCCGAAGGATGACGGTGGCACGAAGGGCGGTAAGGAATCGGTGCCAGAAATGGACCTGCGTCCGTACGAGCACTACGATTACGTGCTGGTCCTGGCCCGGACGACCATGGACTGGCAGGCCTTGGCAACGCTGTTAGGACTGGAGAAGATCGACGCGAGTCCGACGGCGAAGGTGAAGAAGATCGGGCTTGGCCACTGCATCGACGCCAAGGTGTTGTTGCAGAAGCTGCAGGGAATCGCCAATGCTCCAGCGCAGTGACCTCGAAGTGGCCATCCCATCAAGCGGAAGGGCCAAGAGATGCTGGCAGACCATGCGCACTCTCTTGCCGATGGCCAATGTCTACGTTGCCGAACGAGAGGTGGACGACTATCGATCTGCCGGGATCCCTGCCGAGCGCATTCGGACGCATCCGAACCTTGAAGGGATGGGAGCCATCCGGAACCACCTCGTGCAAGACGCGCGCAAGTCTGCCCTGGTCTGTATCGATGACGATCTGCGCTTCATCCTTTGCCGTGTGGGGCGCAAGCCGAGGAAGATAGCGGAGCCGGAGCGGATCTTCGACATCATGTACGGGTCCGCTCTAGTTGCATCCGAGATTCCCGTAGCGATGTTCGGATGGGGCGTGCAAGCCATGCCCTGGTTCTACCGAGATAGCGATCCGATGACGTTGTGTGGGGCGTTCGGAGGAGCGGTTGGATTCATCGGGAAGACGGCACGATACGACGACCGGTTGAAGGTTGGCGAAGACGTCGACGTCATCTTGCGGGAATTGCGAGAGCGGAGGATCGTGTTCTCGGACAAGCGCTACTACTGGAATTTCGGCAAGGTGATGGGTGGAGCTGGCGGGCTCCAAGCCGTGCGAAGTGAGGAGCGATGCCGATTGGACCGAGAGCTGCTGAAAGCAAAGTGGGGAGAGTCACTCCATTTGCTCGAAGATCGGCCGGGGGTCCACTGCCGACTGAGGGTCAAGCGCCGACAAGCGTGGACCGAGTGAGATTATAGCGTCAGACGAATTGTTATTGCGGATGGCGCTACTGTCTGGTAGCATGTTGGTACCACTCACAGGAGGACCACCATGCTACTGTTCACGAAGAAGCATTATCCGCTCCCGTCCGTTGTCTCGGCACTGCAAAAGTCCATCCGGCGCGGCGACGTCAAGATGGCTGGCTATTGGGCATGCGAGATGTGGCAATCTGGATTTGACGCCTACTTTTGGCGACGGATCCTCATCATCTCGGCCGAGGATGTCGCCGGGATCGTCACGCTCGAGGTGCTGGCGCTCCACGATGCCTATTGCATCATCAACAAGCACCGCAAGGGGGACGGGGGCGGCCAGCTGTTTGTCTGCAAGGCAGCGTACTTGCTCGCCAAGGCTCAGAAATCGCGCGACGTCGACAATCTGATCAACCTGGTCTGCATGGACGGGCTCGGCATCTCGAACGAGGAGATCCAGCATGACCTGGAGGCGGCCGGCCAGGCAACGATGGACGACTTCCCGATCCCGCAGGAGGCGTGGGACTACCATACGCCCAAGGGGAAGAAGAACGGCGAAACCCGGGAAACGTTCATCGTGCGCGAGCACGAGGCCTTGCGTCCGCGGGTGCCGGGCATTTACGACGATCTCGTCGAGCAGGTGAAAGACAAGCTCGCGCCGGCAAAGAAAGAGCTCGTGCTCAAGTAGACGTCACGCGGCAAACATGAAGAAACGCCGGTCCCAGCGACCGGCGTTTATTTTATCGTGGTATGCTGTTTTTTCTTGTCTGCACCGCCATGGTATGTCACTATTAATTGGTACGATACGACGGACCACAACAAGGAGCATTGGACCATGGCACACGAGCTTGAGATGAAGAACGGCAAGGCAGCAATGATCTACGTCGGCGAGACGCCCTGGCACGGCCTGGGAAAGAAGCTCGAGGTTGCTCCGGCGACCACCGAGGAAGCGATCAAGCTCGCCGGGCTCGACTGGCAGATCGCGCTGGAAGAGATGAAGCTTGACGATGGTACGGTGGTCGACTGCTCGAAAGCGGTCGTCCGCCAGAGCGACCGATCGATCCTCGGCGTCGTGGGGAACGGGTGGGAGCCGGTGCAGAACGCGAAGGCATTCCAGCCGTTCGAGCCGTTTTTGAAGGCCGGCGTCGCGACCATCGAAACTGCGGGCAGCCTGCGGGATGGCAAGCGGGTGTGGATGCTCGCCAAGGTGAACCGACCGGACAGCGTGATCGTCCCGAGCGCAGACGATCGGGTCGCCAAGTACCTGATGGCGGCAGTCGGCCACGATGGGACGTTGGCTTTCCGGATCGGCTACACTCCGATCCGGGTCGTCTGCCAGAACACGCTCTCTGTTGCTATCGACCGAGGTCAGTCGACGCACGTGCGCCTGTCGCACGTGTCGGGCGTCAACAAGGCCATCGACGAAATCACGCGGATGATCGAGGGCATCGATGCGCGCTTCGAGGAAAGTGCCAAGGTGTTTCGCGAGCTGGCTGCCCGCAAGGTGCGCAACGACGCTCAGCTGCGCGAGTACGTGGACGCGGTCTACAGCGTGAAGAAGCCCGAGTCCTCCGCCACTGGAGCTGCCATCCTGAACGAGCTTCTCGCGAAGCCGCACAAGTCGAGCCAGCCGTCCCCATTCTCCCCCGAAGGCGGCAACATGCTTGCCGAGACCAAGTCGAAGGTGTTCGAGGAGATTGCGCGCCTGTTCGAGTTCGGCAAGGGGAACACGAACCCGGCGGTAGCGGGTACCGCGTGGGCGGCCTACAACGCCGTGACCGAGCACCTGACCTGGCACCGCGGTCGCAGCCAGGACGCTCGTCTCGAGAACCTGTGGATGAAGGTCGAAGGGCCGAGCTCGAAGGCGTTGCCGGCAGCGGTCGACACGTTCCTTCGCAACTAGAAGCGAGTCGACGGTGCGGGCGGAGAGCGCTCCGCCCAATCCGCCGGGCCGTTTCCCGGGAATGCAAAGGAGTCTCGCATGCGCCTAAACCGAAGGTTCTCGCCTTGGAAAGTCGCCAGCAAGGACATAACCCGCCAGCACCTGACCCACTGCTATCTCGACGTGGAGAAGCAGAAGCTGGTCGCGACCAACGGCAACGCCATGGCGGTGGTGCCGGTCGATGAGCTGTCGCAATCTCCGGGCCCCTGCCCCAACGATGAGAGCGGGTTCGTTTCGGTCGCGGCGCTCGAGCAAGCGAAGAAGCTGACGCCGAAGTCGCTAGACGGCGTGATCCTGTCGGCCAACGGACAGCACGTGTTCCTTGGTGGAGCGACCATGCCAAGGGCCAAGGCCGAGCCGCTGGAGTTTCCACCCTGGGAGCGAGTTGTGCCGTCCTACCGGCGCGGTTCGGCTGGAACAGTGACCATCGGGGTAGACCCGACCATGCTCGCCACGCTGGCGAAGGCCATCGGCGAGGAAAGGGCGGTGTCGTTGACATTCCCCAGCCCGAGCTCGTGCCCGAATTGCGACCACTACTCAGAGCAGCTCGGACACGTCGAGATGCTGGATCCGATTCGTGTTGAAGGTTCGAGCGGGGAGGCATTCGGACTGCTGATGCCGGTGCGGCTATGACGTTGGATCGAGACTTCTTCCGCACCCCACCTCGCCACAACCCGAGGAAGGCGTCGGCGATCCGGGATGCCCTTCAGGTAACGCAGATATGAGCATCCCAGAGTACGAAGCCCTGACCGAACACACGACGATCGCCGACATGGTGCGCGTCTATCAGGAGGCAGAGGCGGATATCCGGGCTGGATTCGGTTTGGTCAAGCGAGGGATGGAGCGAGTGAACGAGAGTACCAGGCTGCGCGACGTCGATGTTGACAACCCGGACGAAACCGCATCCGAGCTTAGACGAGCTTTTTGGAGATCCATGGTGACAAAGCTCCAAATGGAGCGAGCCATGTCGGTCAAGCAATGGAACGAATTCGACCAGAAGCTTAGGCACGATGCCCCGCCGCCGGTCACGGTTGAGATCGTTGAAGGCATGGTGAGGCAGTTCCGTGCCGACCTGCCTGAGATGCTGCAGAGATCGGTCAAAGAGATGTTCGAGTGGCTGCGCCCGAGGGACTCAGAGTACAAGACGAACAGCGAGTACGAGATCGGGAAGCGGGTGGTATTGAACGGAGTGATCAGGCGTGGCTACCTCGATCATTGGGACGTGAACTACCACTACGAGCAAGATCTGCGGGCCCTCGAGAACGTGTTCTTGCTCTGCGATTGTCGAGTGGTCCGAGAGAAGGCTTCGCACTACTCCGACCTGTCGCTGTCGATCAAGGCGTGTCCAGTTAGCGGACCATGCAGGGGGGAGACGGAGTATTTCCGGTTCTCCGGGTACAAGAAGGGGACGATCCATCTCGAGTTCAAGCGACCTGAGCTGGTGGCGAAGCTGAACGCCATCGCGGGAGGAATGCGACTCAAACCCAGCGCAGAAGGAGTGTAGCAATGTCACGAGCACATAAGAGACCACCGCACCGGATAGAGCGTGACGACGCGATGAAAGCGCAGGGGTGCCTCTCCATCCCGGTGGCAGCGAAAGCCCTCGGGGTGAGCGCGGCGAGGGCCTACGCGCTGGCGTCTGCTGGGGCTCTCGCCGTGCAGAAGCTCGGCGGATCGGTCTACGTCTCGGCGGCATCGCTCAAGGCCTACCAAGATGCCCAAAAGGCTCCCCCGGGCTGGATACAGCTCTCCACGGCCTGCCACCTCTACCACTACCACAAAGCCACGCTCAACAAGCGGGCGGCAGTCGGGCAGCTGCGCCGGCAACGATTCGGGGGACGCACCTATTTTGCCGTTGCCGACCTTGAGGCGATGGTCCGCGTTTCCACCGCGTTAGACGCACCATAAATTATTTTCGACCGGCTGGTTGTTTTTTCTTGCGGGTGACGTTGCAAGATGGTACTCTAGAATCATGAAGACGATGACGAATGCGCAACGACAGAATCTGAGCCGAACGCAGGAACTGCCGATCATCGGCGCCGACGGCTCGCTCTCAGCCGAAACCCAGGCGTGGCTGACCGCTCTCGCGCAGAGCCGCCATCCATGCGAGCGCACCATCCGCGAGCCCAGCGACCGCGGCGCCAGCATCGCGGAAATGCGCCGTGGCCTGCGCCGGACGCGCATCGACATGCCTTGCGTGGCGGTGGCGTCGTGAAGCGCGCAGTGGTCGTCGAGGATTTCTGGCGCGGACTCGTCAGCGTCGAGGTGCACCAGGTCCACTCGGACGGCAGCGAGTCGTATTGCTACTGCTACCGACAGATGACCCTGCTCCTGCGCGCGGAAGCGCATCGGATTGCGCGATTACTAAACCGCGCATGGCAAATTGAGGTGGTGTCGTGAAGTCCGACCTGCAGGCCGCCATACTGGCCGAGCTGCTGCGCCGCCAGCGCGCCTCGGCCCTCCGGACCACGCGCGAGTGCCCGGTCGTGACCACCGCCCTGGCCGAGTCGATTCGCTCGGACCTGGCGACGACGCGCGAGCTGCCGGCGGTGCAGTCGTGAGTCTCACCATCCGTCAGTCCGGCCTGTATCAAGCTGGTGTACGCATCGGCGGTCGTTGCGATTGCGATGGCGAGCCTGGCTACGTGACTCTGGCGGTCTTGCTCGAAGATGGCACCGATGTGCGAATCTCGGTCAAGCTCACGCCAGGCAACGCCCGCCGTATCGGCCAGGCGCTCATTCGCTACGCCGCCCGAGCGGCCCAAGAAAAACGGAGGAAGCCGTAATGCTCACCCGCGATCCCGACATCCGTGCCGCCGAAGTCGCGGCCTACAACGAGCGACTGCTCATCAATTTCGCTCGCATGCTCGAACAACGGACGCGCGACCTCATCGGCGCCACGCCGGTGTGGGGAGACTACTGCGTCTGGCTGTCGCAACGAAACCCCGACACAAGGAGCAACTGACCATGCGCGAGTTGATTTGTATTGGCCTGATTCCCGTCGGTCTATCCTACGGAGTCGTCCGCCTCGTGGTCTGGTGGACCGACCGATTGGAGCGCCAGGACGACGAACTGCTCGACGAGATTCGGCGCAAGTATGCCGACAAGGAGCGCAACTGATGCGCGCACTCAAGGACTGCATCCGCCTCGGCTCGCCGATGCCCATCGTTGCCTGGCTGCTCACGCCGGTGACTTGGTGGCTGTGGCAACGCTCCAGGAGGGCTCGGTGATGCGCGTCCTCGGCACTGCGGTCGTTGTCCTGACTCTGCTCGCCTGCGCTTACGTCGGGTGGGCCAGCCTGGCGGAGGTGTTTCGATGATCGTCGGCGGAGGCAAGGTGAATTGGGTTCCGCTGCAACTCCACGGCGGGAAGCGCATCCGCGACGGACGTCTGGGCCTGCTGCGGTTCTTCTCCGATGATCGACGATGCGTGGCGTGCGGCTCGATCTGCCTGCTGTTTCCGCTGTCGCGCGGCCGCGCTGAGAACGACTTTTGCCCGCGCTGCGAGCGTGAGCGGCTGGAGGTCAGAGCGTGAGCAACTCGGTCGCCATCATCTCGGCCAGCGGCCCGGCGCATGTCGGCGACCTGTACGTGATTCTGTCCGCGGTTGGCGAGTTGGAGAGCGGCTACCTCTCTCGCCTGATTGACCGCGGAAACATCGCATCTCGGCGGCATTCAGTACACCTCGCCGAAGAAACCGGTGGATTCGGTTTATGCGCGAGGGCTACGGTCCTGACGGTCCCGAGCTAGCCACGAGGCGACCAAGGAAACAAACTCGTCTTTTGTGTGTGGATCGAAAAACTGAATAGCAGTCGAGACTCCGCGCAGCCACGAATCCCAGCGGTGGGTGTCGCTCCGAAATCGAGCCCGAGGGCTCACGCCGAGCGGCGGCAAGCCGGTTCGAACCCGGCGCGCGGACCAGATCACGGAGATGGATAAAACTCAGGACCGCCGACAATAACTACAGGGAGACCATCATGGGGACCATCACAGCAACGCTGACCATATTGCCTCGACCTCCTCTCAAGACCGCGGAGGTCCAACTGCCAGATCGATGCCCGAACTGCGAAAGCGACCTGCGGAAGAGCGGCGCCGTCATCGAGCACGCATGGACGAAGACGGTGCAGGCCTGCCACTTGGATGGGGACCAGCTGGAGTACAAGGGGCGCCAGGCGTGCGAAGATGCCGTCCTGGTCATCGGCTACGAATGCGCCGCATGCGAGGTGAGCATCATCAGCGCTGACGATGTGGCCGCGCAACAGGATGCCAAGGTGGAGCAGGCGGAGTCCTACCTAGGTGAGGCGGCGAAGCTGTACCGGGCTACGGTCCTGGATCCGCAAAGCGGTACCCTCAACGAGGTCATGGTCCCGGTCGGCCAGGTGGTTCCAGGGCAGCAGGTGCGGGAGGTGGTCTGCAAGAACAAGGTGTTGGAGGAGTTTCTGCGCTCCGTCTCGCCGGATCTGCTCCGCGACGTTACGCTCATCGCCGGAATGCCCAAGGAGGCACAGCCGGCCGCCATTGAGAAACTGCTGGCCCAGTGGAGAAGAAAGGCGGAGCAAGGGACTGCTCAGATCGGGCTGACGGGCGAGATTGGCGCCGTCGATTTCCTCACGGTCGAGGTGTGGGTCGAGCAGTTCGAGCCGGTGACGTCGTGAGCACGAATGAATGTCTGGTCGCCATCATCATGATGGCGGTGTTTGGCTTCGCATGGTTAGAAGGATCGGTACAACTGCGCCGAACGCAGAAGCGTCTGTACAAGGCGACGTCGGACCTCGAGGTGGAGGTTGATGCTCAGATCGCCGATATGCGCTGTCCACACTGCGGGAAGCGCGTCTTTGTATCACACACCTCGGTGAAGGCGTGAGGGGACGTCCACACCTGCCGTACGAGGAGCCGGCGCGCTGCAAGTGCGGCGCCGAGCCCCTGGTCCTAGACAGACCTAAGCTCTGGCGCCGGTACAAGGTGATCTGCCCGAACCGGGTGGAGCACACGGGTCGACCGTCCAAGCGTCTGGACAAGAAACCGAGCGGGTGCTTACTATCCACGCCCATGGCGGCAGTGCAGCGGGATCAGGCGATCCGCAACTGGAACCGCCAGTTCTTGCCCAAGACGAAACCGGTCCCGGTGGACCTGCCAAGGTGCAAGTGCGGGTTGCTTCTGCCGTGCGACCGGTGCATCCCCGACATCGCGGAGTTTGCTCGAGCCGTACCGGCGCAACGTCCAGTTGACGATCTAGGCTCCGCTACTCTACACCAGCGGGAAGAATACGAGAGTCGCCGCGACCGCAAGAAGGCTCTTGTTTGCCACGTGGTGAACCACCCGAGGGGGAGCAAAGCGGCGTGATGCTGAAGCTTGCCATGGAGTACGTCCAAGCCGTGGGGCACGTGGCTCGGATCGAGATGGCCGTGCGCCTCAACCAAGCAAGTCGGAGCGACCTGGAAGCAGCGAAGAGGCGCGAGGAAGAGCTCAAGCTGGCCTACGCCCGTGCCAGCCGGAAACCGGCCAATTTTGACAAGACAAGGAAGGAAGCCCGGTGACCAAAGCAACGCCACTTGTCAAATGGGTCGGAGGAAAACGGCAACTCATGCCCGAGCTTCTGGCCCGGGTGCCGTCCAGCTTCGCCACCTACCACGAGCCATTCCTCGGGGGAGGGGCTCTGTTCTTCGCTCTCCGACCCCAGCGGGCTGTCTTGAGCGACATCAACCAGGAGATCGTCACCACCTACCAAGCGGTGCGAGACAATCCGCAGGTGGTGATCGATCTGCTGCAGGAGCTCGTGCTCGGCCACTGCGAGGTGCAGTTCTACAGCGTGCGCGACCGGCGGTACACGGATCCGGCGGAGGTGGCGGCCCGCATGATCTACCTGAACAAGACGTGCTTCAACGGGCTCTATCGCGTGAACGCCAGTGGGAAGTTCAACGTGCCGATCGGCAAGTTCAAGACGCCCCCGACCATCTGCGACGTCGCGAATCTGCGTGCCTGCTCGGAGGCGCTCCAGGGGGCAGAGCTCATCCAGGCCGACTTCCGCACGGCACTGCTCAGGCCTAACCGGGGAGACTTTGTCTACTGCGACCCTCCATACATTCCGCTATCTGCTACCTCGTCATTCACGAGCTACTCGGCGGGCGGGTTCGGGCCCGAGGACCAGCGGTGCCTAGCCAGCATGGCGCGCGAGCTTGCCACCTGCGGGGTGCACGTGCTGCTGTCCAATAGCTCCGCCCCGGCCGTGTTCGAGCTCTATCAGGGCATGAAGGTAGAGAAGGTGGCAGCCCGGAGGAACGTCAACTGCAAGGGGGAGTCCCGCGGGGAAATCAGCGAGGTTCTCATCTCGGCGTGATGGCCAGAAAGGCGAAGGGAAAGCATGGAGACGGTGACGACAACCGCACGAGATAAGGAAGCGCAGTTCCTCCAGTTTCTGAAGGAAGGCTGGGTTACGGTTTACCTCGACCCCCGCCGGGACGGGGTGCGGGTGCCAGAGGATCTGAAAGGGCAACCCTGTCTCGCCTTGCAGTACGGCTACAACATGCCGGTGCCCATCCCTGACCTCACCATTACGGACGACGGGGTGTGGGCCACCCTATCGTTTCAGCAGCACCCACACGACACGTTCGTCCCGTGGGAGGCCGTCTTCAGCATGAGGGTTCCAGTCACCGACTCCTACGCGGTGTTCGAAGACAGCATACCGAAGGAGGTCAAAGTTTACGTTCCTCAGGGAGAGCGTACCCGTAAGAATCGACCACACCTCAGATTGGTGGATTAGAGAGCGATGATTGTGGTCATCACCCAGGTAGGTCATCCACTGTGCGGCCGAGCGGCTGTATTGCGCAGGAGGAGAATGCAGGACGACGGCGTATGGTTCGAGATCATAGAGAGTCTGACGCCCGATGAGCGAGAGGCGGCATCCAAGGTGCTGCCTTTCCCACCGGAGGACGAGAGGGGCCAGAACGTGCTGCTCTACCCGGAGCAGTACCGGAAGGTTGACGACGGTCTAAAGTGACACTCGACCTGTACCTACTGCCAGAGCGTGACCGTCTGCTGTTGGTAGGCTACCTCACTGCCAAGGAATTCGTTGTCCGAGCTGGCTTTGCGAGTGACATCGATTGGGCCGAAAATCTGCGCTTCGTGCAGCTGACCCCAGGCTACGTGATGCGAGAAACGGCATGGGTCATCGTGAACAGCGGTTTTCGTTTCCAGGTGGCGCGCAAGCTGTGGCCAGCGCTCGAAGACGCGTTCAACGGTTTCGATCCGGAGCGCATAGACGAGAGGTGCCGCCCTGGAGCTTTGCGAGTTCTGAACTATCCAAGGAAGATTGACGCCATCATCCAGATGGCCTGCCTGGTGCGCGACTGTTTCGACATCATCGTCGAGCATCGTGCGGACGTCGATTATCTCCGCTCTCTACCGTTCATTGGACCGGTGACCTGTTACCATCTGGCAAAACTCCTAGGGGCAGACGTGGTCAAACCGGATGTCCACCTAGTCAGAGCGAGCACGGCAGCAGAGATGGAGCCGCAAGCTCTCTGCAACCTGCTCGGCTCCCTCACAGGTGACAGAGCCACGACCGTCGACTCGGTGCTGTGGCGCTGGGCGGAGCAGAAGCAAGCAAAGCTCGAAGACTGGATGTTGCTGTTCTCGAGCGCAACCAAACAGGAACTCTCATGACCGACCTTGTGGTTACCGTCCCGAAGGGCATGTGGCTGGACTGGATTCGTGAGGGCGACGTTGCTGGCGATCCAGCAAGCTCCCTGGAATGGGGATTCCACCTCGGAGGTGGTCGTCCCCCCATTTCCCCGGGTGAGCGTCTGTACATCGTCGCCTGGGGCAGACTGCGCGGCTATGCTCCGGTGACAAGGGTGGAGCGCACCGGCCGCGGGTGGTGCATAGTCCGCAAGGGAGGTGCGGTGGCGTGCACGCTCGACCAGGAGATCGTTGGATTCCGCGGCTGGCGTAAGCGCTGGTGGGAGAACGAAGACGAGAGGAGCTTCGAGGGCTGGGAGGTCGCAGGCCTGCCAGACACGGTGCGAGCCCAGGTAGAGGCGCACAGGAGGGAGCGGAGGCTCGTCCCTTGCAAGTGCGGGAAACAGCCGAAAGTATACGACAAGTCAGGTGAGGCGGTTCTCCTGTGCAAGGATTGCATGGAATTCGTCGGCCCCGACCTTCCAGGCCTACTACCAATGCTCTGGAACCATTTCCAGCACAGGGCTGCAAGCCAGGCGTTTGTCGACAGCGTGCGGTGACCAACCGACCATCCGGCACCACGGTGTGGCCGGTGCGAGTGGCTCACGATGGAGCTTCGCAACGGCATGCCTCGCGGGGCCAAGGGCACTTACATGCTTCACCACGTGCTGGACTGAAGGTGGCTACAATCACTCGCCAGAAATAGTTAGTCTACTGACCAAGTCGCGATTGTAAGTGTATGATTCTGCTGTACAATTAAAATCGTCATTCGAGCTTGACTGTGAACCTGTTGTGTTGTACTACTGACTAGAATCAATGCTCAGCGTCAGGCTCTTGCGAGTGATGCTTGGTATCAACCAACAGACCCTTTGCGAGGCTAGCGGAGTCTCGCGACAGGCCCTCTCACTGTACGAGACAGGCGCGCAGTTTCCGAGCCGCCGGGCTGCCGCCTTGTTGGACCGGGCCATCGTGGACATTATCGACAAGCGGGTGATGAAGGCGGTGCAGGAGATGCACCATCCGCCTGCAGGGGTGGAAGCGACCGCCACGCCTACGCCGATGCCGTCCAACGTGGTGCCACTGGGGAGTGCGACGGCCGCTCTGACGCCTGACAAGCAAGGTGGTCGATGATGTGGCCGCGGTTGCAGAAGGCATTGCAGTACGACCTCACTCGGGCGCTGTTCCCGAAGCTGCAGTGCGGGAAGTACAGCAGCGGGTTCTGGGCGAGGCTCACCTACGGCAATGGGGACGAGATCCATGTGTCGAGACAGGAGACGCTGATCTCGTGCTTTGACCTGATTGATTCCCTCCTCGAAGCTACGGAGTAGGACCGATGGCGTTGATCGGTCACATCCGGCGCAAGAAGGGGGGGCGCAAGGGTGGCGGCTTTAGCGGCCTGCCTCCTGACGACCCTCCGGTTGCGCACGCCCCACCGATCATGAGCAAAGAGGATGTGAGGGTCGAGGCCGAGCTGGTGGCGAAGGGCGTGAAGCTGGAGGAGACCCAGCGTAAGTGGCGCAGCAAGGGCCCGAGCGCTGGGAGGACGCTGCAGGCGATCGAGGATGAGATCTCGGCGGACCCTGGCTTGGTCGGGCGTCCGCAGGTTCGGTGGGCGCGAATGCTGATGGCGACCGCGCATCTGCGCAACCTCGACGGGTCGCCAGTCGTGGACAAGAACGGGAAGCGGCTCGACCAGATGACCATTCGGGAGCTGCTGATCCATGTCGGGATGATCTCGGCGATCAACCAGTCCAATCCGCACCAGTACGAATTCTGGAGAGACCTTGTATGGCTGCTGTGCGATAAGCCGCGGGAGGCGGTGGAGCTCAGCGGGCCCGGGGGAGGACCCATCAGGTCGGAGTCGCGCCGCCTGGAATCTCTGTCTGACGAGGAGGTGGCGGCGAAGATGGTGCGAGCTACTCGGATCGCTCAGGCGGTGCTCGAGGGGAAGGAGCGCCCCCCCAGCCTTGCGGACGCCATCGAGGTCACTGGCACGCCGGTTATTCCGGCCGAGGTGCCCAAGGGAAACGCAACATTCGAAGCGGTGCCGGCGCCTGAACCAGGGCAGCCGAATGGGCCACCGCCGGCTGCCACAGCGCCGGCACCGCAGAGATCATTACCGGCACTGCCTACGGGGATGATCCCAACGAACAGGCGGTGAGGAAAGGATGGACCCAATGCCTAGCTCTCGAATAAGGAAGACAGGACCAGCTCAGGTGTCTTTGATACAGGCGGAGCGTGACAGGCTCGAGAACATGTTGTTCGACGTCGCCTGCCCACATGTTCCGATGGCGGCAGTCCTTGGTTTTGACCAGATGCTGGCAAAAGAGATCTCCGACCGGGAATGGGACCAGGTGAGGTTTGCGGAATACATGAGCAAGCTAGCCAATGCGGCTCTGGCGTTGGGGTTGAAGGTTCCTCAGCTAGGCGATCTGGTGATGGTGTCGATCCCGAGGGTCATAGAACCAACGCTGATCAGGGTGCAGGCTAAGCCGGATGATTCCCACGCGTGTATCCTGTGGGATGAATTGCCAGAGCAGATCTGCTTCTATGTGCGTTGTGGCAGCCCAGCGATCAGCCATCGCCTGTCGGCACTGTCCGAATCTTGGAGATGGCCGACCGCGGATGAGCTGGCTGGTCTGTCCGAAGCGATTAAGGAGGCATAGCTGGATGACCTGCATCGTCGGCATTGAGGACCACGGCCGGGTGCTGATCGGCGGCGACAGCGCGGTGACCGACAGCTTTGCCGGCCTGATCATCATGCGAGATCCCAAGGTCTTCCGGCTTGGGCCGCTGGTAATCGGCGTATCTGGCTCGCTCCGCATGACCCAGCTGTTGCAGCACGCGGTGAAGGTGCCCAAGCGCAGGGCTGGCGTGTCCGATGGAGCCTTCATCCGCCTGCACCTGATGACGGCCATTCGGAAGGCCTTCTGCGAGCATGGGTGGGTGAGGAGACACCAGGATGGGAACGAGCTCGCTGAATGCTTCCTCATCGGATACGGCAGCCAGCTGTACACGGTCGAGGACGACTTCAACGCTATGACCACGGTTGATGGATGCGACGCCGTGGGATGCGGTTGCCGCTACGCCATGGGCTCGCTGTATTCGACCAGGAGCTGGGATGACAATCGCGGGAGATTGATGGAGGCGCTGGAGGCAGCGTGCGCCTGCAACGCCCATTGCCGGCCACCCTTCACGGTTCTGTCGACCTAGTCCATGCTGTCATCAGCGCAACGCCACGACCTGGAGGACGCGTACGAGATCGCGGAGGAGCGCCACATTGCCCTGGCCAGGACGAACATCCGAGCCTTCGTCTCGTACGTAATGCGGGATGAACAGACAGGGTCCGAAGTCGACCTGTCCGAGATGCACTACGCCTGGCACTACCTCGCAGACCAGTACGACCGGCTGATTGTGTGGTCGTTCCCCGAAAGCGGTAAGACCATCAATCTGTCGATCGCCCGCACGCTGTTCCGGCTTGGGCAGAACCCGCAGCTGCTGTTTGGGATCTGCTCCGCGAGCGACGAGATGGCGATCAAGATCGCCGGTCTGATCGGACGCTACATCGAAAGCTCAGAAGAGCTGCACCGGGTGTTTCCGAAGCTGGTTCCGGACCCAGAGTCCTCGTGGAACACCAGCAGCATGACAGTGCTCCGACCGCACAAGGCGAAAGATCCGTCGATCAACGTCATCAGTGTGGGCTCGAACTTCCAGGGCAGCCGGTTGAACGAGATCATCATGGACGACATCCTGAACTTCGACAACACGCGGACCGCCCACATGCGCGAGCAGATGGAGGAGTGGTACCTGACCTCGGTGCCAGGTCGGCTCAACCCGGTGAACGGTCGTGCGATCTTCCTGGTGAACGCCTTCCACCCGGATGACTTGGCCCACCGGTTGGCGAAGAATCCACGCTGGAAGGCCTTCAAGTTCCCGATCGTGAAGAGGGACGGCCGGACCCCGCAGTGGCCGGAGCGCTGGGGCGAATCCGCCATTCAGGCGCGAATTGCCGAGCTCACGCCGGCAGAAGCGAACCGGCAGCTGATGCTGCAGGTGCGGAGCGACGAAACCTCGCGGTTCAAGGAAGCGTGGATCGAGGCCGCCAAACGGCGCGGGGAAGGGAAGGATCCTGCCTATGCCCTGCGCGCGGTTCCCGCTGGATGTCGGGTCGACATAGGAATAGACCTCGGCGTGAAGAAGGAAGAGAAGAACGCCAAGACGGTGTTCTTCGTTCTGCTCACCCATCCGAATGGGGACGAGGAGCTGTTGTGGGTCGAGGGGGCGAGGATGCTGTCGCCGCAGATCCTTGAGAAGATCGAGGAGATGGAGCGACGATTTTCCGGCGCGCTTTTCGTTTGCGAGAACAACCAAGCCCAGGACTACATCGTGCAGTTGGTCCAGCATGGAACGTCTATCCAGATCGTGGGCTTCACGACCGGCAAGCAGAAGGTCGACCCGGTGTTTGGCATCGAGGGGATGACGGCCGGGTTGGCGGCCAACCCCTGCAAGTGGATCATCCCGAGCAGGGGTGGAAGATGCCACCCGGAGGTGCAGGCCTGGATCGATGGGTTGCTGGCCTACACGCCCGAGGCCCACACCTCGGACTATGTGATGGCGGGCTACTTCGCGCACGCCGCGAAGCTGCTGAAGCTTGAGAAACCCAAGCCCAAGACGGGCGTGGTCAACCTGAACCTCAGAAAGTGGTGATAGGATAGCGACATGGCAAGCGGAATCACACGCGACATCGGGGCACCAAATCGAATCATCGACACCGTGGCCGATAAGGAGCTGGTCATGGAGCGAGACCGACGTCTCGGCTTGACCGAACGGCAGGTGGAGCTCAATCGGCGGTATGCCTATTACCGCACCCAGCAGTACGATACGTGCATGGTGGACTGGGACGGAAGCCAGCACGCAGACACGCTGACGAGGGAGTCGATTGCCTCTCAGGCCGTGTTGCCTCCCGGCTATCAGGATCCGGGCGGGGGGCTGGCCAACCTGCCGCTGCGGTATCGCCGCCCGAGCGCTCCCGCCCAATTGGGCAAGGTCGTGGTGGATCGGTTCAGCGATCTGCTGTTCAGCGAGCAGCAGAACCCACTGTGGAAGGTGCCTGGCGATGCCGACACCGAAGCATGGTGCCAGGAGGTCACCAAGCGATACATGCTCATGTCCACGGCCGCTCTGTGCAGGAGCATGGGCGGAGCAATGGGCACGGCGGTGATAGGCTTCAAGCTCATCAATGGGCGGGTGGTGTTCGAGGAATTCGATGCTCGGTGGTGCTTCCCAAGCTTCGACGCCAAGGATCCGACCGAGCTCGTGGAGCTTGAGATTAGGTACATGTATCCCAAGGAGGAGCGCGATCCCGAAACGGGAGCTTGGAAGGAGGAGAGATATTGGTACCGGCGGATCATCGATCGCGAAGTGGACTGTCTCTGGAAAGCGATGCCAGTGGGGGACGGAAGCGAGGAGCCTAATTGGACCGATCCGGCCACGGTGGACTCGATGGTGAAGCATGACCTTGGCTTCGTGCCAGTGGAGTGGATCCAGAATCTGCGTGTCTCGGGCGACATCGACGGCGACCCCGACGTGCTCGGCTGCTACGACAATATCGACCGCATCAGCGAGCTGAGGTCGGGCGCCCACAAAGCCGCGCTAAGGAATGCCGACCCGACTCCGCACATCGCGTCCGACGGGAGCTTCCAAACTGTGACCCTCGGTAGTGACTCGGCAATCCAGACGGAGAAAGGTGGCCAAGTCGGCTATCTCGAAAGCCAGGGTAGTGGCGCTAAGACCGCGCTCGAAGTGGCGGCCGAATTCCGCCGTGAGGTGCTCGAGACCTGCGCGTGCGTCCTTCCAGAAGAAGAGAAAGAGGTCGGCTCAGGCAGCCCCACGGCGACCGAGATCGTGAAGCGCGTAGCCGCCATGCACGCCAAGGCGAGCAAGCTGCGTGAGCAATATGGAGCCGGCCTGGTGAAGCTCATGCGCAAGCTCATCACTTCCGTGGTTAAGCTCGGTATGGCGAAGGCGGACGGAGGTCAGATCGTGCGGCGGACGATCGACCTGCCCCAACGCCTAGTCGATGGCAACTGGCAGGACCACAAGATCGGGGCCACCGCGGGGAAGCACCTGGAATTGGTGTGGCCGCCTTTCTCGGCGCCCACGCCGCAGGACACGGCGACGAAGGTCACGGCCACGGTGGCAGCGAGAAACGGCCGGGTCATCACGCTTGGCACGGCCGTGCGGCATGTCTCCCCCGACTTCAACATCGAGGACCCGAATCGAGAGGTGGAGCAGCTGCAGAAGGAGCCCCCGCCCGGTGGTGACCTTGCAGCCCAATCCCTGAAAGAGCTGAACGAGGGGCGTTAGCGTGATCGGAGCCATCGACTTCGACGGCACGGTAGTCAAGCAGGACCGCCCGTATGCTGACGTGACAACGCCGCTCGAATTCATGGAGGGAGCGCGCGAGGCGCTGCTGTCCCTGAAGCGCGCCGGCCACATCCTGTTGCTGTGGTCTGGCCGGGCAAGCCGAGCGTTGTTGTACGATCCGAACCTCAACCCTCTGGTGCGCGTCGGGGCCGTGCACGTCGACCGCCGGGCATGGCTCGAGTCCAAGCCGCTGTACTGGGCGCGCTACCACCAGATGGTGGACTTCGTCAACCGGGAGCTACCCGGCGTGTTCGACGCAATCGACGATGGCATTGGCGGAAAGCCGCTCGTGGACTTCATCGTTGACGACAAGGCCTTCGTGATGCGCGGGGCGGCGACCTGGGCGAGGATTGCTCGTCTGTACGGCGAGGCGGAGCCGCTCTTCGATGATGGGCCCATGGCTGCTCTGCTCGACCGACCGGTGGAGTCGCTGCAGCTCGTTCCGACCGGAACCCTTGCGGGCATCCTGGAGCAGATCCACGGAGAAATGCGCGCCGCCCGTATCACCCACTACCAGCCGAACTATCAGATGGGGCAGGCTGGGTTCTGGGCAGCAGACCGGGGCACCGTGGTCAACCTGCCGTGGTTTCTCGCGACCGACGAACTGCGAGACCTGGCATTCCAGCGCTACCCCTGGACATGGGAGAACGTCACCAGGGCGATTCGGCACGAGGTAGGTCACTCGGTCAACTACGCGTTCGAGCTGTGGCGCCGTCCCGATTGGACTCAGCACTTCGGCGATTTCTTGCTGCCGTACCCGACGCACCAGCCAGATGGTCCCATCGACGAGAACAACCCTGACTTCGTCCGATACATGACGGATGTCGAGCCGGGCTATGCCCAGCGCCATCCCGACGAGGCATGGGCGGAGGCGTTCGCGTGCTGGCTCGACCCGAACAGCAACTGGTGCGAACGATATGAAGCAGGGACCGGCGCGCGAGCCAAGCTCGAGTACATCGACCGCCTATCCCGAGAGGCGCTGTCGAGTCTGCCGACCAACTTAGATATCGGGCGGCCGAAAACGGATAGGGAGGCCTATGCGGGGCAGACCGTGCGCCAGGCGCTCGGGATTCTCGACGAGGGCAAATCGCAGGCGGAGCGACAATAATCAATAACCGACGAAAGGATAAGGCCACCATGGGGGAAGCATCCCGACGCAAGCACGAGGTACTCCACAGAAAGAAGCTGTTCGACGGGCGCACCGACGCTGTCTCTTTGTGGCGGGCCACGGTCATCGGTAACACGAGGTGCGGCCGGTGCAAGACGGCTCGGGCCATCGGTACCATCAACATGTTCTGCCCTGCGTCTGACTTCGAGCGCGCGTTTCCTGCTATCGCTCTGCAGTACGCCACCGAGTGCAAGGGTAAGATCCCCATCGCCAAGTTCAAGGTCTACGGAGAGATCAAGGACTACGTGGCGATGCCGATACGGTTTTTCTGCGGCGCCTGCCGGAGGGAAATGGAGGCCTGGTCCGCCCATGCCCCGAGCTACATCGTCACGGAGATCCGGACCGGTCCCGAGCGGGACAAGATCATCGGGCAGGTGCCGAAAAAAATCGAGGTCGTTCGACAATAATCACCACATGAAAATAGAGCAACTGACGCCAGAACAGACAGAGATCTTGCCGAGCTATCGCAGCGAATGGTTTCGCTGGGGTACTTGCACTGATCGCGCGGATCGATCCAAAGCGGAGGCAGCGATCCTTGCGATGCGGGACGAGATCGGCGTAACCAATCGCCCGATTGTCTTGTGGGGACGATCACCGCTGGAATGCTTGCTGATCTTGGCGGTCATCAAAAGCAAAGCCTGGCAGGATGTGTGCGGCCAGCTCGGGGGCCAGCTCGGGGGCCAGCTCGGGGACCAGCTCAGGGACCAGCTCTGGGACCAGCTCAGGGGCCAGCTCGGGGGCCAGCTCAGGGGCCAGCTCGGGGGCCAGCTCAGGGGCCAGCTCGGGGGCCAGCTCAGGGGCCAGCTCGGGGACCAGCTCAGGGGCCAGCTCTGGGACCAGCTCTGGGACCAGCTCAGGGGCCAGCTCAGGGGCCAGCTCAGGGGCCAGCTCAGGG